ATGTCAAAACCACTTAGAGCCCTGGTCGGGGCACGTGTGTCCGTACTTCGTGGTGAACAGAAAGTGTCCCACATCGCGCAGAAGGAGACGGGCACAAAATGGGTTTTGGACCGGGGCCACGAGATCGTGGGGACGTTCGAGGATCTGGACGTATCCGCGTCGGTGTCTCCGTTCCACCGGCCAGATCTGGGGCCGTGGCTCACGCCTGAACGCGAGCACGAATGGGACGTGCTGGTGTTCTCGAAGATCGACCGTATGTTTCGGTCGACCCGAGATTGCGTCCGGTTCGCAGAGTGGGCTGAGGACCACAAGAAGATCCTGGTGTTCGCAGAAGACGGCATGACGTTGAACTACCGCGACAGAGACACTTCTAATTCGCTGGAATCGATGATGTCGGAGCTGTTCATCTACATCGGCTCGTTCTTCGCTCAGCTCGAACTCAACCGGTTCAAGACACGCACTATGGATTCACACCGGGTACTCCGTGGGATGGATCGCTGGGCCGGGGGGACAGCACCCTTGGGTTACCGGGTAGTGGACCATCCCTCGGGTAAGGGAAACGCTTTGGACACCGACCCGGAGAGCAAGGCGGTACTACACGACATAGCGAGCAAGTTGCTGGACGGCTGGTCGATCATCCGCATTACTCAATGGCTGAACGATAACCATGTCCTGTCCAACCGCGACAAAGCCCGGATGGCCAAAGGGAGGGAAGCCAAAGAGCGCCCGTGGGCCGTCAGTACCGTCACCCGTGCTCTTACGTCCCTTAAAACTCAGGGATACAAGATGCACCGGCAGAAGCCGCTACTGGACGGTAACGGCGAAATGATTCGGATGGCCCCGCCGACGTTCGATGACGACACCTGGCGACGCATTCAGGAGACGGTGGCCCTTAGGCAGGCGACAAAGTCTCGAACCAATTCGTCCAACCCGATGTTGGGTATCGGGTATTGCGATGAGTGCGGCGCAAGTCTTGCCCAGAAGATCTTGCGGAAGAACGGCAAAGAGTACCGGTACTACCGGTGCGGCAGATCTCCGATGCAGTGTAGCGGCGTCAATTACAAAGCCGATGATGCCGACAAGCTGTTGGAAGAATCCTTCTTGGCTCGCTACGGGCACCGGAACGTAACCCGCCGTGTGTTTGTGCCGGGGGAGGACAATTCGCACGAATTGGAACAAGTGAGGGCCACTATCGAACGGCTCCGCAGAGAGTCAGATGCGGGCCTGGTTGTCACACCTGAAGACGAGGAAATCTACCTACAGCGTATGAGGTCATTAATCGACCGTAGGACCGCCCTGGAATCCACCCCGGTCAGATCTGCCGGATGGGTCACCGAGACGTTGAACACGACTTATGCTGACGCTTGGGGAGACCAAGATCACCACAAACTCCTTACTGAGAGAGGGGTGAAGTTCTATCTATCACCGGGCCACCCCCGGATGTACGTTCCAGAGCTTGAAGGAGAATGATGACTCAACCATATGCCGCTCCGGGTTGGTACCCAGACCCCTCGGGGAAACCGGGGATGCGTTTTTTCGACGGGTATCGATGGCTTGATAGTGCACCACTACGCGCCAAAAGCAAACACAAAGTCTGGCCGTGGATTGCCGGGGGGACCGCTGTGTTCATACTCCTTATCGGCATGATCGGGGCTGCTGGTAGTTCGGACAAACGAACTGCGACTACTGCCCCAGTTGTCACCGCCGAACCCGCATCCGCAAGCGTCGGATCTGAAGTACGAGACGGAAAGTTCGCCTTCGTGGTTACGCAGGTGGAGCGGCCTGGTAAGACTGTGGGCGCTGCCAACAACCAGTTCATGCAGTCGGATGCACAGGGCGAATGGGTCGTTGTCCACATGACGGTTACCAATATCGGTTCCGTATCCCAGTCCTTCACTCCTAGCGCTCAGGTGCTCAAGGTAGGGGACAAGTCCTACGAGTCCAGCAGTCTGGCATCGATGTACCTAGACAGCTCGTACACAGACATCAACCCCGGCAACTCGATACAGGTACGACTACCCTTCGACGTCCCGAAGGGCGCGCAGCCCAACAAAATAATTCTCCACGACTCCTCCCTGTCGGGTGGGGCTACCGTAATCCTCTAAACGCAAAAAAGCCCCCAACCAAGGAACCGTCAATGGTCCCGAGGTTGGGGGCTTTTCGTGTACTACTGGTATCCCATCAGGGATAGTGCTTGTTCGTGTGATGTGCAATCTTCGATGCGGCACAACGGCGTTAGACCGTTGGCGGGGTCAAAGTCGGCGTCGAGCACTACGGCGTTCTCGTCGGCCAAGAAGACGTCGACCGTCTTCGGGAGGTGAAGCATGTTCACCGGGATACCGAGTAGGTTCCCGAGTGATTCAGCGGACGCCACGGTGATCAGGAGGTACCACGTGGTTTCACCATCGGTGCATCTGTAGTGGTTGGTCTTCGGGCAGAAATGCGGTAAGAACTCTGAGATCAGCTCAGCTGTATGCATTCTCACGCCTTCCAGAACACCCACAGAACGCCTGTAGCACCATTACCACCCCATCCGCCACCGCCGTGGCTACCGGTGCTGAAACCAGCCCCGCCCCCACCGCCTCCACCGCCACCGCCGGGGTATCCACCGTTGGCACCGTTACCGCCGACAGCTTGGGCCAAGGTGCCCGTGGGGTTACCACCCCCACCGCCCCCGGCACCGCCGCCGCCGCATTTGATCTCAGCACCAGCTGAGACCGCGCCTCCAGCCGTACCCGTGCCAGCCGGTAGTGCGCTGGGAGACCCGCCTACCCCGCCCATGGCGGCAGCAGACGAAGACCCTGTTGCACCGTATGTTCCATAGCTGGCTGATGTGCCAGCCTTGAACCCGCCCTTACCTCCGTCACCCCCGCTGCCGGGGGTGGAAGACGTTTGTTGGTACCCGAATTCCCCTTGGATACCACCCGCGCCGCGTGTCGTAGTCAAATACGAACCGAACGAGGTGGGCTGTGCGTTGGTCCCGATCGTTACGTTAACCGGCCAGGTAATCGAATCTGGATCTAGCTTGAGCGCTAGGTATCCTCCGTTAACACCACCTGCGCCACCATTTCCACCGGTAGTGGTAGTGCCGCTGGAGCCACCGGCTCCGTTGTCGCCTGCACCAATACCGATAACAACGAGTTCGCTTATGGTGGTGGAGGGTTTGGCGTAGGACTGCGAAGACGTGATGGTGTCGACGGTGTATCCGTTGATGACAGCTTGCTTGATCGTTTCGATCGTCGTTTGAACTTCGGCAGGTGTGCCTGTAGCGGACGACCCACCGAACCAACCGTTGACGATCGCCTGCCCGGTGGCGACGAGATCGTTGCCGATACCGACGACTGTGTCTCCGAGGTCGTCCAATCCCTCAACGACAGACGAAGCGATAGTTCCGACGATGTTGCCGCCGTCTAGCTCTCCGTCCACCGTAAGTGCTTGTGTCTTACCGGTAAGCGCGTTGAACCAGTCTTGCAACATCGCTAGCGCACCGTTGATAGGGGCGGTGAACGCTCCGCTGATGATGTCGAGGATCTGATTCAGAACCGACAGGGTGTACGGGATAGAGTTCAGCGGGTTAAGCATGTTGGTGAACTCTTGAACGAGTTCACCGAAATCGTCTGATACCCCACCGGTTACCTGACGAAGGAAGCCGAGGAAGTCTCCGACCAACAACAGTTTTCCGAGACCGGTAAACCAGTTGATGATTGTTTGTACCGCTGTAGGAACGTCTTTGAACATCGCAGCGGTAGCGCCGGGGATAGCGGGCATGAACTGCTTGAGCACGTCCAGGGGCATCTTCAGCAGATTGGCTGCGAGGGCTCCCAGCTGGTCGGTGAACGAAACCACCGGCATGTACAGCGATTTGGCGATCGTCTCGGTCATATCCTGACCGAAGTTGAACCCCTCGCCGTTGGCGTTGTTACCGCCGACTACGTAGGCACCATCGGGGGCGGGCTGATGCGGGGTTGTCATCGGTGCCCCCTAATCAGTCGAAGGCGGTCACCTTCGATCCGGTCTTCTCGTTCTTGCTGAACGTCCTTACGGAGAGCGGAGATATCCCGCTCCACGTTCGAGAACCCGGTCTCTACAGCCTTTGTGAGGCGGTCTATGTCCGCTCGGAGGTTGGTACCGTGGTCGTTCTTGACTTCGTGTTTGATGGTCTTCAGATCCCGGTTCTGCTTGCGCAGGTTCATCCACACCGGCAGTACCGCTGCCAGTAGTCCAGAGAGGCTAAGGCCAAACAGGGCAACGACGTCCATCCAATCGTCCGGGTTGAACGGAGTGATATTCACTTCGGAGTGACGTGTCTACGAATCCACAGTCCCAGAATGATCGGTCCGACAACGCCGTACACAGCCATGATGGCTTCGATCGCGGCCTGGTCTAGAACCTGCTTACCGACGATGACAGCGATCAGGTTGGCGACGGCGAACAGGCCGGCACGGACCACGACGGGTTCGGTTGCCTTCTTGACGATCTCCTCGAATGTGTCGTCGTCATCTACGACCAGACCGCCCGTGTCCATAGGGTCGTTCTCAGCCATCTTCTGGCTCCTCTCGATTAAGTTCTTGTGCAACATCTCTGCGGGGCAGAGGCCCCGGAAGTCGTCCGTCTCTCTCGAACTGGCGCAGCATGACGTCGCTCTCTTGGATCGTCATTTCGCGTGTGTCGGGGAGGACTACAGGGGGTGGGGTAGCCGTACCAACCGGCACCCACCGGGCAGCGTTGTTGTAGATGTGGCTAGGGCCACGGAACGCGCCTTGGAGTTCTATCGTCTGCTCGGGGAGCTGGCTGACGTGGATGTTGCCGTTCTCGTCAGCCAGCCCTTCCAAGTAGTCGCGATGCCTAAACCCGCACTCCCACAGATGCTTAGACCACTGCCGTAGAAAGCCTGGGTGCGTCACCGCACCGATACCGGCGAACGTGGGCATATTCCGCAAGGCCCAGACAACGTGCTCTTCTGGGTTGTGCGGATCAGCTTCTTGCTGTGAGGGAATGCCGGGTTTGAAGGTCATGGCGGGCCTTTCGTGGCCAGACCGTACCGGTTTCGGTACGGTTCAGCCGTTGTAGTTACAGAACGCCAAGGTCACCGAGCGACGAGTTAATGTCGCGGATCATCTCGAACGCCTTGAGCATCGGATCTTGTGGTTCGCGGTATCCGACTTCGATCTCCCAACCCTTAGGGCCGTCTGCACCCCATGAGTAGCTGATCTTGGATACACGTTCGACAAAGATCGTGTACGGGTCAGGGAAACCGAGAACCGTTGTACCGATACGGTCTCCGAGCCAGAAGTGTCCGTAGCCGGGTGCCCCGATGTAGTACGGGGCTGCGTCCGAGATCTTGATTGTGTGCGACGTGTGAGCCCTGGTTGCCCAGATCTTCGCCCGGATCGCCATAATCGCGGATAGCGTGAACGCTTTGTCCGCTCCGTCTGCCCAGCCCTCGTAGTAGTGGAAGTCACCGAGCCCGGTGATGGCGTTCTCCAACCCCGGAAGAGGTAGCGAGAGTTCCATAGCCCGTAGGGTCGGGATCTCCATGAACGCGAGGATCGTGTCCGAGTAGATCGGGTTAGCGATAGCGTCGATGGCACCACCGATGGGCGGGAGCTGAACTTCGATGGCAGCCGAAATATGCGCTGCCAGTAGGTCTCCACCCATCTGAATAACCGCTGAGATAGCCTCGTTGACGCCAGGCATTGACTGCCCACCGGTCAGGAACGACGTGTCGGTAGCCTCGTAGTACTTGAACTCCGAGGACTTGATACCGGTTAGCGGACCCTCTTGGTAGACGACGTGGGGTGCCTTCGGGTTGGTCCCGAGGAACCACGGCACGTAGTACTCGCCGGGGTAGGTCGGGTCGCCGTGGTAGACCTCAACACCTTCGGTTGTGCCGTCCGATGCGATGTTGACGATCGCACGGACCAGACCGACGAGTATTGAACCACCGAAAGCGGTTTCGGTTCCCCAGCCAGACTTATCCTCGATGTCCCAGACCAGGCAGCCGTTACGCAGCGGGAAGGTGGTCTCGTTGAGAATGCCACCGTACTTGTGCGCGAACGGATGTGGGTCTTCACCCTTCAGGTACCGGCGTGGAACCCACGACAGCTGGGCATCTTCCATGACCCGTTTGGCCACGTCGAACATCGACTTGAACCGGGAGAAGACGATTGCCAGATTGGAATTGTCGTCCAGAAGGTCCAACGGGGAGCAGATGTTCCGCCAGTTCGACGGTAGGAACGACAGGCCCATCCACTCGGTTGGATCTAGTGGGTTGTCAGGCAGCGTGAGCCACGACGTCTCCAACCGGAATAGGTTGACGAACAACGTGACTAGCAAGCACCACTTCGCGGGTCCGAAGATTACCCACATCTTCGGGAACTGGAACTCAGGCCGTAGGAACGGGTTAGCCCAGCAGTACATGTGCTTGAGTTCTTCGATGTCGTGAAGGAAGGTGATCTCTAGGTAGCAGTCACCGGACTCTTCACGGACAACGCGGTAGGACTCCATGCGGCCCGACCACCGGGCACCGTGCTTGTCGAAGGTCACGTGGACGTTGCGCTTGGCACGACCCCGGAAGTCCATTACCCATTTGGCTAGGTAATGGTCCAGGGACAGTTGCAAAGACGCTGTGCCGGTGTCGTTGTCGATGAACTGGAAATCGCCCTTACGCTCCCCAGCGACTACGCCACGGAGGTTGAAGTCACCGTCCCAGAGACGGGTAAGGACGGGCTTTAGACGTTGCTTCTCACGCCAGCGGCGGGACTCCATGACCCGGTCCCACAGGAATTGCGCATCCTCTTTGGATCGGATCGACATCTACTATTCCAATCCCCAAGGGCGAGACCAAGGACGGGGTACGCGAAGCTGGACCATTTGGCCGGGCTTCGCACCCGACACGGTGATCTCGAACGTGGCGGTTTTCGTCCACGGTGGAATCGAGTTGCGGAAGCGGACACCGTTCATCCGTTGCCACACAGGCGAACCGTTGAGTGCTGTGACCTGTTCGACCCGAGGGTCGGTATCGATCAGGCAATCCTCAGCACCAGCGGTGTACCCGGTGGTGGACTCGTACACCTGGACATAAGCCGTTGTCGGACTGAACGAAGACGAACCGGTCATCAACTTCACCGGGGTACCGGCGAGTGATCCCGTGAACGCCACGGTGTACGGACGGGTGCCAACCAGGAACGCAGGGCCACCGTCTACCACTACGTTTCCTGCACCTATAGCCGGTAGGGCCTCCAGGGCTGCTTGAACCGTTGCAGCAGAAGCGGTACGAGATAGGTTCACGGTGGACTGACCGTTGTAGGTCAGCTTCCACGTTCCCGACGTCGGCTTGCCGACGATGTTGACCACTTGCACAGACGCGGTACGCAGTCCACCGATAAGAGACGGTAGGCGCAACCTACGGTTAGCGAACTCCGGGTCATCGAACGAGTAGTCCGGGATAGTCCAGATAGTCGCGGGAGACGTGGGGGCACCCAGCCACGGAAGGAAGGGGATGTACGGCTCTGACGGAGGAAGCTCCGAACCGGGTACAGCCCACTTGGGGAATACCGTTTGGTCTGTGGGATTTAGGCCGTGCTGTGTATCGCCGTTGGCGATCTCGATGTACAGCGTCTCTTTGGGGAGTTCTGCCAGCGGCCACGGGAACGGCAGATCCATAAGGATCGGGTTGAACGTCGTGTCCTTCTGACACTCGGCTTCCCACGTCGCGTCTTCGCCGTACCAGAACGGGTCGCCAGCGATGACGGTCATTTTGACCATGTTCATCGAGCGGCCGTGGGGGTCGGTGACGAGATCTACTTCCATCGCCTCACCCAGGCGGCATTTCAGCGTCCGGCGACCGGAATCCTCTGTGGTGATGTGGATGTAGGTGTCTTTGTCGTAGTCCCACATTTTTCGCCACTCGGAGTCACGCGACTGCCAGGAGTTCTCGCCGTGCTCAGCGTCGTTCAGAATCCATACGCCGAACGTCATGTCACGGCGTAGGATTCGGTGGTTGAGGTAACGAGCGCCGGGGTAGTTCCCCGGCTCCTCGTATACAACCTTCACGGGCGGGTCAAAGAACCCTTGAATATCGGTAGCAAGGTGCATGCCCCGATCGCCCTCTTGGGGACCGGCGATGGTGGCCCATTGGCCGTTGCAACCTTCGATCTCTACGACGGTTTCAGCAATCAATGTTCACCACCTATCCGCTCTTGCCGACTACACCTAGTGCCTGCTTGTTCAGCTGGTTGTTCTTGACGGCGATCGTGTCGTCCACGTTGGACGTGTAGAAGTTCTGCGTGAGCGCCTTGCCCGCGAAATCCATACCGAACTTCAAACCCTGTTCTCCGAGCTGGGAGATGAAGCCCTTACCGCTGATGCCCAAGTCGGACATCAACTGTTTTCCGTTGGCTTCTCCGAAGCCGAATGCGGTATCAAGTCCCTTTTGGCCCAACGCTGGAAGGTCGATACCAAACTGGTCCTTGACGCTCTTGGCGATGTCGGCTGCAACGTTGGTGATCTTCTCTTTCTGAGATTCCAGACCATCCGCGAAACCTTGGCCGGTGTACTGCCCAAGATCGTGCATTACCCTTGACGGGGAATGGATTCCGAGGAAATCTGTGACGGCGTTCTTGACACGGGAGGCAAACTCTCTTGCCTTCGCAACGGCGGCACCGATCATGTCGCTCATACCGTTGATGAAGCCTTGAACAAGCTGCTGACCGGCTGCCACCAACCACGAACCCGCGTCTGCGAAGAACGATTGGATCTTTCCGGGCCACGAACCGACCTCGGCCATGATCTGCGAACCGCCGTTTACGATTGCCGAGACAACGTTGGTGATTGCGGACGAAACCGCCGAGACTATGCCATTCCACGCACTCGTGGCTGCGGACTGAATCGACCCCCACAGATTTGCAAAGAACGACACGCTGCCCTGGAAGAACCCCAGAACCGCGTTCCACGAGTCCTTTAGCCCCTGCCAAACACTCGACCACGGAACGGAATTGAACATTTCCGTGATCTTGTTTCCGAGCCACGCGGGGTCGAACGCTTGCAGGAACCCGTTCTTGAATCCGTCCCATGCCTTCTGGCCCGTGGACCCGCCATCCGAGCCTTCGCCAGGAGCCTTGAAGTTGCTACCGGTCTTGTTCTGGCCCGTCAGTTCAGACAGTGCCCCAGCAGTTTTTATCAGCGGGGCAGCGGTCTTCATCAACTGCTCTAGCCTGGTGAACGTCTTGTCCAGGATCGGCCACAGACCGTCGATAGCGGTCTTCAGATCGTTGATGAACGATACGACCTTCTTTGGGTTCTCCGGGTTGGAGATCCAGTCAAAGCCTTTGAGAAACAGGTCTCCGATGCCAGACCCGAATGACTTCAGTGAGTCGCCTAGACCAGACATGGCCTTGTCGAACTGGGACAGACCGTCTGGGCCTTTGGTCGTAATCTTGTCGACCCAGGTAAGCACCTTGCTGGCCCAGTTGTTGAACGACTGAGCCATTCCGGGGAGCTTCTTGGAGAACTCGGTGCTTAGCGTCAGCATCGCGGCGGTGAAGTCCCGAATGCCGGGGCTGGCTTGGCCCAGAGCGTCACCGATGTTCTTGAACATCGTTTTGATCTGGTCTAGGCCCTTGGCCGACGTGAGCGCGCTGACAAAGCCGTCTGTCATACCGACGAGGCCCTGGGCGATAGCGCCGAATCCCTCTTGTAGGGCTGGAATTATCGCCAGCAGTTTGGTGAAGACCGGGGTTAGACCGGTCTCGAATACCTTGGAGACGGAGTCTTGTATCTTCGCCAACTGTTCGCCGGGCTTGAGCTTGCCCTTTTTATCGAAGACAGCCCATCCCGAGTTTACGAGTGACTGTTTGATGCCTTCCATACCCATCAACACCGCACCGAGCGGAGCGACAATCGCGCTCAGGATGCCCGGAAGTGCCACCAGCGCACCGGACATGAGGCCGATCGCGGGAACAGCCAGTGATGCGGCGGCGGCGATAGCGACTATCGAGACACCGAACGGGCGGGCGGTCGCTATGGACTTACCCATCGACTGAGTCATCTCGGATATAGACGCGCCGAGCGTGCTGAATATCCCGCCCCGGCCACCGGTCTTTTGGAGAGCGAGCATCTCAGCTCGCGCACGAGCGGTGTCCGCGTGTACCTGGATATGGGCGTCCATACCCTTGGTAGCGGCGTTTACCTTCTGCCGGAAACCCTTTAGGTCCGGGTCAATGTCTACCTTGGCTTCGAGGCCCTTGGTTATTGCTTCTAGTTGGCGCTTGAGTTCACGACGGAAACCATCGGTGTCTGGTACAACGCGTACCGACACCCTGCCGACTTCTCGCCCACCGGCACCAGCCATTACGATGCCTTCCTCTTTTTCGCTTCCGCGAGATGTTGTTTCGCTATGAACGCGAAGGAGCCTGGAGGCTCTGCGCGCTTCTCAGGCTTTTGTTGCTTTGCCTTCGGCAGGGGGAAGGGCTTCGGTAACGGAGGCCGCTTCGTGGAGTTGGCAGCGGTGTTGATCCACTGGGTTGCTCGTTGAGTTTCGAGTTGATACACGCGCAGGTAGCGGTCCTGGGTCCAACCCCTAAGGTGTTGCCCCCCACGGCAAGAAGCGGCGAACCGGGACTCTTCGCCCAAGCCACCAATAAGGGTCAGAAGCCAACGAGGAGTCACACCGGAATCCGGGACCAACACGTCCCGGATGTCGACGGTGTAGTACTCCATCAAGTCGGCAGCTATCCACTGCCCGTGATCGTCTATTAACTCTCCGAGCTGGAGGCTTCCCCCGCTTGTGTGGACTCCATCCACCGGTTGAAGATCTCCATAATGATCATGGGGTCACCACCGACAGCGTTGTTCAGAAGCTCTGGCTTATCTGCTGCGAGGTAAAGGATCTTCTCTTGCAGCTCGTTGACAGCGTCAAGGTCCTCTTCAGACATCTCGGCACCCTCATCGGTCGACTCAGTAAGAGACTGAATCTGTTTGATCAGGGATAGGGCTTCCTTGCGGGGTCCGGGTTTGATGCGAAGCACGTTACGGAGAATTACAACGTCACCGCCCCCGAGATCGATCGCTACCGGGGCGTACTTCTGGTCTGCATCCGCGACCATGTCGGAAAGGTTGAAAGTGTTTGACATAGCGGGCCTTTCTTAGCTAGCGCCCTTGGTTGAATTGCATACGAAACACATACATTGGGTATTCGCGTAGCTATGCTCACCACCGTTTGACAGGGCGACTATGTGGTCCACGGTGGGGGAATCAGGATCGGGTACAGTGGATTTAGATGGGCATTGTTTCCAGCATCTCTGGCACACGTACAGATCCCGCTCGAACACTTCGCGCGGGATCACCTTCTCGACAAACGCGTCTCGTAGGCGGGCGCGTCGCGTTTGTCGGTGTACTTTCCTAACCGCTTTGAAGGAACCCCCTTGCCGGTAAGATGCATTGGTAGCCTTACGGTTTGGGTTGTTCCTACGCTTTTTGTCCCGATCCCTCTCGGCTTCCCTCAAGGTATCCCCGAGGGCCGCTCGGCGGTTTTTGTAGTAGTCGGGGTTAGCCGCTCTCCACCGCTGGTAGTACGACCGGTTATGTTCGAGCGTTTCTTCTCTAGTTTTTGGCATTGCTTCTTCCACACGTTTTAGGCGGCGGGCCTGAAGGGGTGGGGAGGGTGCAGCGATTCGAGGCCCGCCAAGGTGTGCGAACCGTTACAACCCTCCCCGGTCAGACGACATACGATGGCCGTATGTCAAGTCCTTAATCCAGGAAAACCCCGGAGATCCAATCGAATAGGCGGCGAGCGCCCATCTTCAAGAACGTCATTTTGACCGGCAATCCGATGAACGAATTGACGTCCATCTCCACCGAGTCATCACCACGGATCGATGCCTTCGGGGCGTAGAATCCGATTGAAGCGGGACCGTCTACGATGACCATCAGGACCGCACGTTCGATCGGAGCGAACGAACCGTCGACACCGAACACGCCTGTGGTACCGGCTGCGTCAGGACCGTAGTAAAGCTCAAGGTTGTTCTTGTCGAACTGCTCCAGCTTGACAGTCACGAAATCCACTCGGGGGTCGCCCGATAGGGTTTCGCGGAGCGCCTTGTTCTGCCAGGTACCCTTTACTTCGGTGTCGCCGCCATCCTTGCCGAACTCAGGTAGATCATCGCGGGAAGTGTGACCAGTCAGAGCCCAACCGTTAGGAGCAGTGGTAACAGTCACGTTCGCGGCGGGAGTTGTTCCACCCGTTAGCGACCCGGTGGCCGAAGTGGCTATTGCCGATCCTAGTTTCTCGCCTACGTACGCGATGGTGAACCCGTTGGTGTCGGAGATGGACGTGCCTGATACCAACACGTTCCCCGTGCCAACCGCTGCAAGAGCTTCCAGCGCTGCTTGTACTGCGGCTGCGGAAGCGTTGTAAGGCAATGCGGATGTGGTGTCACCGCCCGCAGTAACGGTCAGTGTTCCACCCGTGGGGGAGCCTGTCACCTTGAGTGTGTGTACCTGAGCGCCGAACGTATCCGGGTCGAAGTTGTCAATCTCAGCGGGGGAGGGTGCTGCCGCGCCAATGGTATTGGTGTAGACGTAGCCTACGGCAGCTGTGATAACGGCGTCATCATCAAGAGCCATTGTTTCCTCAATTTCTAAGTGGCCGTAGGCCGAATTTGATTAGCCCTTGGACACGCCATGTGTCTGTGTATGGGGAGTCGAACTCGGTCGCCCCCATGGTTTCCTCCATCGAATGCAGATACCCATGGGCTGTTTGGGTCTGCCTTTTGACCGCGTCGTACAGTGCTAGTACCGCGTCGTCGTAGAGGTCGTAGGTGCTGTCTAAGTTTTCGTTCCCGATGAGGGTCAGTTCAATGACAGGGAACGACAGTTGTCTTGGCCTACGTGGGTGTCTCGGACCGCCTATGCGGCGCACGTTGAAGAACGGGAACCGCCGATAGTCGACGTTCTGAACCCACGTATCGACAAGAGCGTCTGGAAACTTCGTCTGAAGGATCTCAACTACGGTGTCGGTAATCGACTGGGGCAACTACTTCCCCTTCCGACGTGGACCTGATCTAGGCGCAGCATCCAAACCTGATGCGGTAGAGAGGATGTAGAGACCGGGTACGTACTGGGGGTGGTCTTCATCCTTGTACTTGCCCTCTACCCAGTGGCCGAACTCGATAGACAGAGCGGCTTCGTCAATCAGATTCACGAACCAGTCAACGTCGCCCTCGGTGCGAGTGATGTGCGCGGCTCCGGTGTCGTGGTGCATCGCTAGCCGTCGTTGGGCTTGGACTTCCACCCGGCGAGCCGCGTCCCCGACTGCGTGATGTACACCTTCGAGGTGCGACACCACGTGGTTCATAGCCTTTTCACCGATGAGTTTGACGGACATCAGGACCTCTGCATCAAGTACTCGACGTGGGCGGTGCGTGGAGATCCCATGTACCGCTGCGGTATCCCGAAGATTCCGTAGCGCTTGCCTTCCCATTCGATCTGGGATTGCATGCCCAAGATCCCGTGATCCGCGTCGAACGAACGCGGAAACCGGATTCTGTAAAAGACCTCCGACTCGAATCCCTCGTTGTCCTGTTCAGCACGTCGAGCCGACGTACCTGAAGACGATGCGACCTGAATACGTGCCGGTGTCGGCACCCCTGTATCAGAAGCCTTAGTCGTTGTGTTCCCGTGACGGTTGGGTCCCGTAACCTGGGGATAGACAACGACGTCCGCGTTCATCACATCGAGCTGACTCATACCGGGAACCAGAACTCGGGTTCGCAGGTGTACGCGATATCCGGGATCAACGGGGCGATGACGAACATCGCTTGTGAGATTCCTAGTAGCGCCCACTCGTTGTCGAGTATTTCCAGCTCGCCCGTGGCGGTCTTCCAGTTGATCTGATAGGAGTAGTTCCCGTCAGTTTCCCCGGTGTAGGCGTTAGGGTTTCGGACCAGACGTACGACGGCGTTCGCCTCAATCATCTTGACGATCTCGACGTCGATTTTGTCGTCGGTTATCTGGTCGTCCAGGTCTGGGATTCGTGACCGGATGATCAGCTCTGCGTCTGCGAGCCGCGCGGCGACCATCGTCGTCTCATCCGTGCTCAGCTCTCGTCCAAGCCGTCCTGACACGTCAGAAGGGATTGCGTAAGCCATAAGTACCCCTTCCAAGGGAAGGGAGGGGGCCTCCGAAGAAGCCCCCTCCGTTCAATTCAGATGTCAGACGACGGTGACGCTGGGTGAGCCACCGGTCAGGCCGGTGCCGTCGATCTCCAGCAGACCCGGAACGGTGACGGTGTAGGTTCCAGCGGAACCGGTCACAGTCACATCGGCGGCGGCTACGCCGTCGTCAATCGCCACGATCGCGGACTTCACAGCGGAAGCCGCTGCGTTGTAGGCGATGTCGGCGGAAGGCTTGCCGTTGAGAGACAACTTAAAGTTGCCCGCAGTAGCGCCGCCCAGGGCGACCGTGTAGGTCGTGGTACCACGGTTGGAGAACTTGACGAAGCCCTGCTTGTCACCCAGAACCCATCCGAAGGTGCACTCCACCAGGATTGCGATCTGGTTGGTCTGCCACAGCGAAACGGTCTGGTTGTTGGCATCGGTCAGCGAAGCGGTGTCGCTGATCTTGATGCGAACCTGGTCAGCGAAGCCCCAACGCAGCTGCGAGAAGTCACCACCGATGATGCGCAGACCCGAGTCGGCGGCGGCGTCCAGGTCGCCGCCCACGGCGCGACCGAAGTGTGCCGGGAGACCGAGGATGTCGGTTACACCGGCGTTCAGGTTGACGCGGGCCGGGTCGATGTTGCCGTTGGCGTCACGGAAGACCGAGGCACGGGCCAGGGTGGAGCGGAACCTGGGGTCTACCGCCCAGCCGTCGAAGTTGAACTTCGAGTCGGCGTTCACCAGGTCATAACCGTCAAGCAGGCCATCCATGATGTTGCCCGCAGTCAGGTTCTTGTAGTTGGTGGTGTTGGCAATGACGTTGTCGGTGTCGATACCCTGGAGGGCGGTGCCGCGCAGGGCGTCCAAACCATGGAACACGGCTAGGTCGACGGCACGACCGATGGCGAACGGCAGGTCGGCTTGAAGCTGCGTGTACAGACCCGCAGGGTTCTTCCGCGCGAACTCTTCTGCGGCAGTGACGATGGTAGCCATCTTGATCGGGCTAAACGACTTGGTATCCCACGCAGTACCGCTCAGCGGCTTAACGCCACCTTCTCGCTGTGCGTTGGAAGTACCGGTGCCGACCTGACCGACAGCGGGACGCTTGGTCGTGGTGGGAATCACAGTTTCGCCGTAGGTTACAGGGATCTGCTGGCCCAGCTGGAGGACTAGCGAGTGTTCCTGCGCCTGATCGAAGATCGGCCCAACTACTGTCGGGGGCAGAAGCTCGGACGGCGTAGTTGCCAACCGGCCCTGGTGGTTATCGCTCGAATTCGGAGCGAGTTCGTTCAAACCTGCCATGTGAGGCGTTCCTTATCTTGTAAGTTGTGAGTTGAGAAGTGCGGCGAAGGCGTCGGCGGGGCTTGCGCTCGTAGCCGCACCACGGCCCTGTGACGGGTCGTAGGCGGGCGAAGTCCCCAGCGAGCTACCGAAGATCGACTTCAGTTCCGCCGCATGGGCTGTCAGTTCGTCCTCCGTGGTCCCCTGGAGCGTCTTGGCGAAAGCGAAGATCTTGTCGTTGGGGACTTCGGCCTTGATAGCCGTGACCAACTTGTCGAAGTCGGTCTGAATCGAGGCACTTGCGTTGACCGCCTGGGTCTTTTCCGCAGTCAAGGAAGCAACTTGCTCCTGTGCTGACTGCAATGCGTTGTTGGCCTCTCGGAGTTGGACGCGGTAATTAGCCGCCTCCTGGTTCGCAGATGAGATCTGCTGACGTGCCCAGTCGGGAAGGTCGTCTTCTTTGGACGTCTTCGCAGCGGGCGGTGTCGGCTTCGGTGCCTCGGGTGCAGTGGCTTCCGGGCTTTCGGTGACGGTTTCTGACATGAAAAGTGCCTCCTGGGCATGAAAAAAGCGCCCACCTGGGGCGCTTGGATGTGACGGGCCGACGAAGGGCTACGCGACGAACGCGAAGTCTTCGGGTTTGATTTCGCCGCGAGACAACCGGCGGCGCAGGGCGTTGATCACGTCGTCGTTCAACGTGATCGGCTTGCCCTTGTTCTTTCCTGCCGTGTAGACACGGTCGGGTTCTTGTTCACGAAGTTTCTTGGCTTCGTTGGTCGCTTCGATCCACAGCTTTTCGGCTTTGAGATATGCGGCCTTACCTGCCCAGTCTTCGTTTTTGAACACCGGAACGACCTTGCAGTCACATCCGGTATGCCATTGCTCCATGTAGTCGGAGATATCTTCACCGTTCAGGTGCATCTCGACAGCGGAGAGGTGGTCGAGGTCAAGACCCGCTGTGACGGCGTCCATGTAGACCGGACCACGGGAGATGAGCATCAGGCACCACGCGCAGGTTTCCCTACCTGTGGCTACCCGCGCCCACCCCTGAACACGACGAGACTTCTTGCGAAGATCCTCTTCTGAGAGTTCGTCGGCTAGATCGGTGTCAGATTCGACAGCTTGGATAATCTGACGTCTAGCACCGTTCTCTACTGACCGAACCGCGCGGAGCGCGATGTGCTCTACCGCGTCTCGGCTAGACCTCATCTCCATCAGATCCCGGCGAACCGGTTCCATGTCGAACACAAAGTCGCTGAACTCGTAGTTCTCGATGAACCGGTCATGCCTTGGCAGATCGGGGAAATGCATTGCCCGCTGGTCGTCGTAGAACTTACGACCGAGAACCGCTGAATCCCAACGGCCTTGTTGTACCGCAGGGAACAGCAGTTCTAGAGACTTGCCCCAGTTGGCAAGGGACAGCGATTGTCCTGCCGCCACGATGAATTGGGCGAACGACTCTACGTACCTAGCGACGGCTGCGGAGATGGCGAGCTGTGCGGCTGCGTACTCCTCCGGTGTCACTTCGTACTACCGGTGCTAGCGGGCTTCTTGGTCGCAGGGTCCGGTTTAGGTGTCGCATCGGCAACGGCCTTCGTCTGCGCGTAGAGGTCGGTGAGGATCGACTGCCGATCTTCTGCATCCCACTCGCGCATCTGGTCCCGCTGCTCCGAGGTGTACCCCAGATCAATTCGGGTTTGTTCCTTGGGGACTGGCCCCTGTCCGTTGGCGTACAACTTGGTAGCTGCGTCTGCCTTGGCCGAGATCGTCGGCGTGGACGGGTCGCGCCACACGGTCTCAAGCCGGTGGTACTCCTCGGGGACTTCTTTACCCATTACCTTGGTGGCCAGGCGCATAGCGCGCTCCCAGGAGCCGCCGAACATCCGCGCCTTGCGCTCGCACGTCTTGACCAACCGCGACTCGGAAGCCTGGATGGCTTCCGCCGAGGCGGGGTTGTCTGACGAAAACGAAAGGTACTGCGGGGGCAGGCCGGTGTACGCGGCGAACTGCTTAGCGAGTTCGTTCAGCTCCTCAGCGAAGTTGCGTAGGTCTGCTGCCTTGAACTCGAAGGACTTGCCGTTCGGATTCGAGAGCGCCAGAAAACGCCCGTAGTACAACTCGGCTGTAGACGCCACGTTGCCGTCGACGTTGGTCAACTGACCCCGGTCGACGCCGAAGAACCCTCGTAGGGGTACAGCGATAAGTTCCGAAGCCGCTTGCAGGTTCATCAGAGTTCGGGCGGCTGCGTCGGTAAGGGATCGGATCTCCGGCGAGATCTCGGACTGGCCCTGTCTGTCGGACAGCTTGGCGCGGTTGACCAACGGGACAACCGGGACAACACCAAGGTTGTGAACCACAGGCTTGCCGTCCTGAATCCACTTCGACGCCTGCCCCTGGTCACGGCGTAGGTAAATGGTTCGATCGGGGAGCAGGAGAGTCGCGGCGTCTGCTACAGCTCGTCCTTCGATAAGTGCGTTGGGGTCTGTGGAGTCGAGGTGGTAGAACCGACAAGCCCTCGTCACGTTGTGGGTACGCGGGTCTAGCTCCGCGTACATCGACAGCGGGGATTCCAACCGGATCAGCGGGTAGTCCGCGTCGTCGTTGGGTCCGGGGGCTGCAATGGTTATGTACGAACGTCGGAACGTCATGGCGTCCATGTGGCCTAGACCCGACTCTTCGTCCAGATCGTTGTCCTGCCACCACTGCCAAAGTTCCTCTACGCCTTCGGATTGTCCGTTGACTCGGAACCCTTCGACGTCTAGTCGTTCCTCGATGGCGCGTAGGTACAACGCGGGCCAACCGACGTTCACCCGAAGCTTTCGCATCTCGGGGGGTACGCCGAGGCCGATGGTCTCCAGCCTGTAGCTGGAGTCCAAATACGACTCAGACTGTTGAAGTTCGCCCATCTGGCCAGATAGGACGTTCTGGAGGTGGGTTACGTGGTCCTCGTATTCCGTCACGCGTACACCACCCCTCCCTGTCCAGAGTTGTTGTTGCCCATTAGGAATTCCTGTCTGCAACCGAAAGCCAGAACTGCACAAACAGCGGCGTCGATCTTGCGCTTTGAGTCTTTAGTGGCCTTGCGGATCGCTATGGCGTCGTACGTCGTCGGAAACCGCTTGGCGTTCAACACATGCGCTCGAAGAACTGGATCTCCGTCGTGGACTACCTCTCGTTCGATAACTGCGTCTAGGAACCGCTCGCAATCAAGCGCGAACTTCTTTTGGTTCCCCCGCATGTCAAAGGCGACAGGGTTGTTCGGAGATGCGTTGACTTTCAGCCGGTCCTTGAAATCGCGGCCCCACAGGTCGACGTACGCCTCGAACTCCTTGACGTCAGCCCTGAAACCGACTACGTCGTAAGCCTCGAAACACGACCGGACAGTTGCATCTACCTGATCTCGGGGGACTTCCTCTCCTGGGAACTTCAGCGGGTTCCACGCGTTGATCAAGAACAACATCCCGTCGTGTACCCGACAAGCAACCAACGCCGTCCAGTCGTTCGACTTAGATCCGTCGAACCCCAACGTGATTCGATCGCCTTTGTTGAGTTTGTACAACGGGTCGTACATCGCCAACCGGTCCCACTGCGTAGGCGCTATCCACGCGTCCTCTGCTGCGTTGACCTGGTTTAGAAACTTTCGGCGGGACTCTGTTATCGGGTTCTTGACGTCTAGGATCGACTTGACGATTTCATCGACGGGTAGCCAATACGAATCACCACGCGCTACCTCCACACCCTGGCGTAGCTTTTCTACGCCAGCTGCGAAGCCCTCGGGGTCTTCCTTCTCGGAAGGGATCTCGGATACCGGTGTATCCGGGGGTGCTTCTAAGGCGTCGTAGAGAAGCCCTGTATCTACCGCCGAACCTTGTTCGATCGCGGCCCATGTGTCGTACACACGCTCGGCTACGGAGTCGTTTCCGGGGATGTGGGCGTTGCAGATAGCCAACTTCCGAGAACCCGGTATCTTGGTCACGTTGCCTTCGATTACCGCGTCCATCGCGTGACCGTCGTTTACTTCACCGGACGGTCCCGAACCCCACCACTGGATTTCGTTCTCAATGACGAACGTGGGTCGGTTACCCTCCATGGACGCGGGCGACGAAGTCGCGGCGCTGATCTGGCCACCGATCTCCGAGTAGATGACGAACTTGTTGACATCTAGCCCGTAGGTCTTTCGCAGCCTGTTCGAGATCATTACGGGGAACAGCGAAAAGGTGTTCTTCGTCTGATCTTGGCTGACCGCCGCAACCGTGATCCACGCAGCGTGCCGGGGTTTACCTACCGGATTATCGTTCTCGTCAAAGTCTGAAAACGCAACGGGGCCACACAGTTCTACGAGCGCCAGGGCCGCTACCAGCGGGTCTTTACCCGCACCCTTCATCCTGCGGAAGCAACCTTCTCGGTATACGTATTGCCCTGCTTCGTCTACCGCATACCACCAGAGAAGGAACCGAGCCTGCTCTAGCGTGGGTATGAATGGTCCATCCCCTGCGGGGGAGTTGACGTACTCATACAGCCAATTGATAACGCCCCACCCGAGAGTCTTCTCGGGGAGGTGCCAACCGCCGTCCACCGTCTTCTGCCAAACAGGTCCGGTGATGTGTGGGGGGGTCGGAGCAAGCTCTACAGTCACTCCGACCCCCTCTCTTTAGATGTCTCTCAAGAACCTCACGGCGGGTTCCCAGTTGTAGTTGTGCGGGTTCAGGTTCGAGAAGAACGTCAGGGCGTCGATCATGGCTTGAGCCATAGCGAGACCTTCCTGAAGTGGACGCTGACCCAGCTCAATCAACTGGTGCACAATCGAATCCGGCCCGTCGAACCAGTCGGTCGCCTTGAACACGATCTTGCAGATAGCACGCTTGTACTCGTCTTTGTCGTTGTCGAAGTTGCACGCGTACATGTCTTTACGGTGTGCGTAGTCCCGCACCTCGAACGGTGCGTCTTCCAGACCCTCCAGTAGGTCCCACGCCACGATGCCGTGAGACTCCGGGGGTGCTATCTCGTAGATCCACTCATCGAAGTGAGCGATACCCTTCTGGCGCATCGGGTTACCCCAGAAGACAACCTTCTGTACATCGCCAAGACGGTGATGCAGGGAGCCGTTCGGGTCCATGATTTCGTGCTTGAGAACCATCGCCACCGCGACCGCGCCTTGGGAATACCCGGCTAGGTTGATCCTCCCCGGCTTGGAGTTGATCTGGAGTACGAGCTCGTTGTACGCCTGCATGATCGAAGGCCACATCGGGAACGCCGATGCGGAGTAGTTACCGATCGGCTGCCACCGGTAGAGGTCCAAGACCTCCCGAGCGACGTCGGCGGGGATACCCGTACCCAGTGGGTCGGGCTGGCCTGTGCCGTGGACGGTGAACAGCCACGGCTTCTCGACTACCGCGATTCCCAGGGCTCTAAGGTCGTCGTCGGACACGATTCCGTCGATAGGCTGTCCGGTGCGGCGTTCATATTCCCACTGCCACGCACGGGCTCTGGGGCCGTATTCGTCGGTGTCCTGGGGTAGTTCGCCGCACGTACGGGCGTACCCCGCGAACCGCTTGGCCATTACCCGACGCCACTCACGGACCGTTTCGTTGCGGTCCCCGAGACTAAGCGGCATTGTGCGCCGCCTCGGCGGCGAGCCACTTCTCCACCTGGTCTTCGGCAGCCGCGTAGTTCTCGGGGCTGACCTTGGCCAAGATGCGCTGAGCTAGCTTGACGTCGTTCTCACGTCCTGGTTCGTCGGTGTGGGCCACCGCGTACAACAGGACGATCGACATCGGATCGCCGTAGGTGACCGCCAAGCGCTCGGTAGCAACGACGTGTATGTTCCCGTCAGCGGCCCATGCGAAGCCAGCACAGGTATTGACTTCCTTCTCGTACGGCCACCGGAGCGGGCTCAACGACTTACGTCTGATCTCTGCGACCTGACGAAGCAGGTTCCGGTCTTCTTCGGTGAACATGTCGTCCTCTTCGGCGGAAAGTAGTTGTAAAAGCGCGTCGCCTTGAAGAAGGGCGCGGTTGTACCGGTCGCGGCGGTCGGTGAGGCCGTTGGTCCCACCGTTGATTCGCAGCGTTACCGTGTACAGGTCGCCGTTATCCGACAACGCGTTGATGTCTGGGCGGGCTACCGTCCAGTACCACGCAGCGCCGAGACCGGCCCATTGCAGGTCGGCCAGTTCGCGGGGGTTGTCTACGAAATAGGTCGGACTAACGACCAATCCCTTGTTGAAACACCACTGCGAGAACTGCGCGTAGTTCGACTCCCACGTGATCTGAATCCACGTACGGCCCTTGTACTTCCACCGGTCGGTAGTTTCGGCGGGGTCTCCGTGGTTGGCTCCGCTGTCGTACTCCTCGGTGGCGTTGAAGCCGTCCGATTCGTGGCCGATCTGCGCCAGCCACATGGCGATACGGTTTACGTTCGTGCAAGAAGCCGCTTGCAACCCTTCACGAACCGCGCCGAGAATTTCAGTAGCCCGACCAACGCTGAGACCAGTGGCCGCTGCAAGGACGTTGACAGCACTCGGAGTAGCACTCTGAGATCCACGCCGGAAAGTAGAAAAGCCATCTGCTCGAATCTTTCTGGCGATGAAGTCTGCGGTGTGCGGGTTCTGGTAGGTGTTGATGTCACCACCGTTGGCTAGGCTCGCTAGCTGGAAGTGCATGGCGTCTTTGGGGTTTGACCAGTCGTTACCAAAGAAGACGGTGCCTTCGTAGAAGTCCTGAATCTCTTTGATAGTGGCCAGTTGAGCCGCATTCCAGCCCGCATTAGGCACCTGGAAGGGGTGTGAGTTCCAGTTGTAGTCGAAGGCCGTTCCGCTCAGATGGTTCGACGTGCTGACGTCGTTCGTAGCGGTCCAAGAAGCCGAGTCGGCGTCTCGCATCGGTTCGACGTAGGCGTTCAGGTCTGCTGCAAACGCTCGCAGTATCGCCAACGGTTGTCCGCTCTGGATTTGTAGCGTCGCAGACGTTCCGGGGATGTTGACCCACTCACACGAACCTTGGTCAACCATCGGCCAGCCGTTAGAGCTGTAGTCGTACCCGTAGACCGTGCGGCGTGCCATGTGACTCCTACTTCAGGAACTTGAAAATCAGGTCGAATCCGGGGATGGCCTTCTGAAGGGCTTTGGCGAATCGGGCTGCCAGGGTGTCGAATATCTTGTCGTCCAGCTGTCCCGGCACCCAGTCCGTGAACGCGTCTACCGCTGAAGGAATCTCCGCGATGACGTACCCGGAGACCTTCTTGGCGAAGTCTTCGACCAACTCGGGGTGCTTCTTGATGTAGTCGAACAGCGCCGTAACGAACAGCGACATCAGGTAGTTCATGGTTTCCTCTCGGGTGAAGTGAACCCCCGACCTTGAATCTGTTGCACAGAACAGCGGGCCGGGGTATGTGTAGCTCACGAAGGACTCGAACCCTCACTGACGTGTTCCTAAGACACGTGCCTCTGCCAAATTGGGCTAGTGAGCCTGGCGCGGGGGCTTCCCTCTGTGTAGGGAACCGCCCGCATGGCGGAAGGCAGAGGTGTCGAACCCCCAGAATGGTTACTGTCTGCCGGTTTTCAAGACCGGGTGCCCCAGCCGGGGGCATACCTTCCAGCTGTCCAGAGAACCCCGCCCGCGTCATGGCTCCGAGGCCAGAGAGGCGGTTCGCGGGGACTTCTGGCGTATTCAGTTATTCGTGGTGTCTCAGAGCCGGATCGAAAGGTTGTTCCACGGTCGTGGTACCTGGGTACAGGTACTCACAGATGCGGATCTGGATCTTCGATTCGATTGCCACGCCGTTTGATTGGACGTTCTCCATACCTGCGAACACCGCGCCGGATACCGGCTCGTAGTAGCACGTGCAGTTGTATCCCGACACAGATCCGGCGTGACCGAACCAGTTAGCGATGTTGAAATACGCAGGGCCGTAACCGTAGTAAGACGGACCTTCGTACGGCCATACGTCCGACGAGTACACGGCGATGTTCTCGCGGAACGCGTGCATCTCGGGGCTTATACCCCATCCGTCGCGCATCGCCTGGCCCCAGCGCTGTATGTTGTCGATGGTCGACACCAAAGCGCCTGCGGACCCGACATACTCGGGGTTGACTACCGTCCAGTCTTGTAAGCCGAAGATGCCCGGACCGAGTCCACGACTGTAGGGTTCCGGCATGTTCGGGCTGTCTGGCCAAGACGTCTCGGTCAGCCCTAACGGAATCCAGATATCTTCCTTGAAGATGTCTCTACACCGTCGACCGGTGGCGGCTTCGAGGATCTGACCTAACACGATCATTCCCGAGTTGTGGTACGCGAAGTTCGTTCCAGCGGGCCAAGTAACCGCGTGGCCTTTTATGATATTCATCTGAGTGTCCACCGTGACCGGGAAGGTCGGGAACAACAGCATGAACACGCCATACGGGAACAACCCGATGTTTCCGGCCTGGAACTCGAACAACCCGTCGCGCATACCGAGTAGGTGGCGGATCTTGATGTTCTTGCCGTCAGGCATACCCGGTATCCACTTCTCCAGAGTGTCGTCCAGAGACAAGATGCCTTTGTCTACCTGCATCAGGATCGCTGTGCCGGTAAACGATTTGGTCAGGCTGCCGATACGGAAGTGGTGTGTAGTCGACAACGGGTACGACGTGATACCGGGTGACGCCGGGGACACGCCATACGATTTGGTGTAGCTGCCTTTGGGTCCGGTAATCGAGATCATCACGCCGGGCTGGCCGTCTTCAGCCATGCACTGCGCCACGATGTTGTCGATCGCTGTCCGGTCCTCCAACGACAACGAACCGTCCGCGAGGGTTCTTACGACGGCTGGGTCATACGGAGATGATTCTGAGCCGCTAGAAACCGCTGTAGCGGTGAGTGTGTACGTCGAGTTCGGGTCCAGCCCGCCGAATGTGTACTCGGGGGAAGACTGGGGCGACGACGTGACCTTGACGCCGTTTTTGTAGAAGTTGTATCCGGTCACCGTTCCGGCGTCGGGGGGGAGCCCGTTGACCTGAACCTTGATGGAAGTCTGGTTGACCTCGGTTACCGCGACGAATACCCGCCGATACTCGATGCTTTCGGCGGTCCACTCGATGCGAGTGAAGCCGTCACCACCTTTACCAGCTGTGGCGACTGTGTTGCCACACCCCGCTCCACCACCACCGCCACCAAAGCGACCTCCATCGCCGCCGGTTCCACCAGCCGCGAACCAAGCGCCTGCGCCGCCGCCACCACCAGCACCGCCGTTGGGGATTGTGGCGTTGTCGGGTTTGACGCCAGGCTTTACCGAATCTGTACCACCCGCACCACCCGTGACGGTGGTGGAACTTCCACCTGCGCCACCGGGGGTTTGGCCCGTGTCCGAGCTATACGGGCCTCCCGCGCCGCCTCCAGCGCCCGCGTTATTGGCGTTAGTGGCACCAGGGTTAGTTACTGTGTTAGTAGCATCGCCACCAGGGGAGCCAGGGTACACGCGCACGCCGGACATACCGGTAACTGAGTACGTGCCGCCTGCTCCACCGGGTATCGTGAACGGGCTGGAACCGACTGTGGTCGCCCCCGAGGAGCCCTTCTTGCCGCCTTTGGCAGTCAGATTGACCCCGCCGCTGGAGAATACGGAGTCGCCTCCGTCTCCCTTTCCGCCTTTACCCTGGACGACGCTGTAAGTCGCGCCCATCTCGGAGACAGGAACCCAGGTACGTTCTATACGACCCCCACCACCGCCACCGGAGTTGGCGGTCCAAAGACCTGTAGCGCCTTCGCCACCCGCGCCTCCAGCGGCTTGGAGTGTCACCCAGGCACCCGTTGCCCCGTAGGGGACCGGGTAGTTGGTTCTGGCGACGTTGTTTTCGATGATGGGGGTGAACGCGGTCCATACGTCTATCGGTCCGAGGCTTACCTTGGTGGCTTCCGTCTCCCCGGCGGCGAGCTTGGAAATGTCCGATGCTCCGACAGAGATACCTGCCACTACGGTGTCCTTACGTAAACCGTCAGAGGGTCTTTCGTTTCGATGGCTGCGTACTCGGCCTCGGTACCAGCCCACAGCGTGAGCGACACCGATCCGCTGTTGTTAGCGCCTACGACGACGGCAGGCTTGTCTGTAATGTCTCCCCAGGCACTCGCTCCAGCGGGTCCTGTTGGTCCCGCAGGTCCCGTGAGCCCGGTATCTCCCTTGTCCCCCTTAGGTCCAGCGGGTCCGACATCGCCTTGGGGTCCTTTGACTTCAACCTCAAACCAGGTGGACCCGTTGGACACGTAGAACTGCCCGGTGTCGGTGACGCCCCACATCTCGTTCGTGTGGGAGCTGGCTGCCGGTAGTGATGCAAGATCTGCTGCGGTTCCATCCAGCGTCAGACCGTCGCCCTTGGGTCCAGCGGGTCCAGTTGGACCAGTTGGTCCGGTAGGACCGGCAGGCCCTACAGGGCCGAGCGGTCCTGCGGGTCCGGGCGGGCCGGTTAGACCCGGAGATCCTGGGATAGAAAGCAGGCGTTCCCGGTAATTGTGTGGTTCTCCGATAACGCCCATGCGGTAGTCCCTTTAGTCAGTTCTTGATTTCCACGGTTGCGGCGGCATACGCCCAACCCGACGATCCGTCTGGCTGCGTAACCGCTCCGTCCGTGGTTGTGGAGTCCTTGGTATTCAGTAGGAGCGATCGGGAGCTTGACGGCCCCGCAACCACTCGACGCGTATATCCCGCTGGTGCAGAACTCCATCCGCTGCCGTTGAGGAACGCGGACGAGTGGAAGTGCAGGAGTATCGAAGTACCGTCTGTATGGTCGAGCGTGATGGCGGGTGCGGTGATGCTCACGCCCTGACCGCCCACCGATGCGTGTCCACCGATCGGAGTCGTTGCGTTCTGTCCGCGCAGGACTACCGCGATCATCTGCTCACCCCACGTCCACGAACCCGAGGTCGTGTTGGTTGCGGTGGCCTTGAACTGCGCTGTGGTGATGCATGATTGACCGATTGCGGTGTTGGCGTTATCGATGTACGCCCAATCCGGTACGGTTCCGCCTGCCGTTGGCTTGGTCGGTGCTGTGTTCTGAGCGTCGAACGCGGCCAACACAATTAGGTCTCCGACCTGATGCGTTGGTATCGTCACAGAACCGCTCGTGCTAGCGTTAGCGCCGATGAATTGGACCGGCGTAGAGGCTGACCAAACCTGGTTGGTGCCCAAATACACGCTGAGCACACTCGTAGTGCCCAGTTTGAGACCGGCCAGGGCGGTTGATCCGAGATAAACCGCCACCGGGCCTCCTACGTTGTGAAATACAGGGTGTTCGCGTCTTTCGAGCCGAGAGCCGTGTACTGGGCTGCCGTTCCTACCCAGACGGTTAGTGATGTGGCCGTGCCGTTGTTGGACCCGACGACCTTGCCGGTTCCCAACTTGGACATAGCGATAGCCGCCGAGTTGTTGATGTCGGTGTCGGTGATCGTGCCGTCCGCGATTTGCGTCGTGGTAACGGCACCGCTGGCTATCTTGGTGGTGGTCACAGATCCATCGGTCGGTGTCCTGGTATCGGACAGCCGAGAGTCGTTACCGATGCAGACGGTAGAACTGGTGGTGCCCGTTGGTATGCGAGCGATAGCGAGCGTGCCCGCGTTCACATCCGAGGCGTTGTGCGTGTGCGCCGTAGGCGTGCGAGCATCCGATAGCCTGGAGTCGTTTCCTTGGCATGCGGTGCCAGCTGTTGATCCGTAAGACACGGCGAAAGTCCGGTTTGCGGATAGGTCACCGCCACCGGTAAGACCTGTTCCGGCTGAAAACGTGGTGGCCTTATCGGCTTTCAGTCCGATGTTGGTCGATACCGTCGTCGCAAAGTTCGGATCATCGCCTAGCGCGGCTGCGAGTTCGTTAAGGGTATCCAGCGTTCCGGGGGAGCCGTCTACCAACGCGGATACGGCGTTAGATACCGCCGTGTTGAGCGCTGCTGTGGTCACCTCTCCGGGGGGTCCCTGCGGGCCTACATCTCCGGTATCACCTTTGGGGCCGGTCGGACCGGTGTCTCCGGTATCACCCTTGACGCCTTGAGGACCCTGGTCGCCGGTATCACCCTTCGGACCCACGGGTCCTTGGTCTCCGGTGTCGCCCTTGTCCCCTTTGGGACCAGTCGCCCCCGTAGCCCCGGTTGCACCTGTTGCTCCGGTCGCTCCCTGCGGCCCTTGCGGACCTGTTGGTCCTACCGGGCCTTGGAAGGGGATACCGTCGCCGTCTGCGGGCCAGCCCGACCCATTCCAGAAGTACAGAAGGCCGTCAGCGATCACCAAGTAGGTGTCACCCGTAGACGCCGAGACAGGTAGGTCCTCGTACGTGGCCACCGAGCCCGAAAGCTCTATGCCGGTGCCGTCCGCCCCAGCCGGTCCGGTCGCTCCGGTTGGACCCTGGGGTCCGGTATCGCCTTTATCTCCCTTGGGGCCAACGGGTCCCTGGATTCCGGTCTCGCCGGGTATGCCTTGTAATCCGGTATCGCCTTTGTCGCCCTTAGGTCCCTGGGCTCCCGGTTGTCCGGGAGTAGACAGGATGCGATCACCGATGTCTCCGAGAACTGATTCTATGATCATCCGACTCGTGAAACCCTTCCGGCGTCTATACCTTCGCCGCCAGCGGGCTCGCCGTCAGGCAGAAACACCAGCTGCCATAGGCAACGGTCCGCGATCTTGTCGGTCTCTTCCGATTCGACCTTGATGTGGGCCATCGAGCCTTCCAGCTCGAAATTCCAGATCGTTAACGGGTGCTTTCCGGGCTTGATGATGTCGACCTTGACGCTCTCGTAGCCGTTGATACCTTCGAGATCCGAGTCATCGACGTCTAAAGCGGGTTGTACGTCGTTGCCCAACGCTCCGATGAACATCACTTGGTACGTGTGCGTCCAGTAGAAGTCCAGATGCGCGATGTCGAACACGTCGATGAGGGAAGACACCGAGTTGAAGAGGTTGACGATCATCGTCGAGGTGATGTCGGTGGCGAACGTGATCAACCCGACCTCGTCGAACGACTTGGTGGAAGTGATTTTCGCGACCATCGACAGGTTGTCGTGGATCGTGACGTCGATGTCGACGCCCAACAGGTCCTCGAACGTCCCGAAGAACCCGTTAAGCGTGGCGTTCACGGTGTTTACGAGCTGTTCGGTCAGGACGTGGCCTGCTTTTAGGTCTAGATCTAGTTCCCACGTGGGATATAGGCTGGAAGGCTGTACAAAGACGTTTCCAGCCCCCAGGGTAGGTAGGGCCTCCAGGGCGTCGGTGATGTCGCCAGAGAGGTTCTGGGGGTTCTCTACGACGTCGTTGTAGTCGATAGGGGCGGTCCACTGACCGCCGAAACCGAGCTTGTACGTACCGCCGTTGGCCCCGGTTACGGTGACCTTCTGGAGAGCGTTGTGCTCGCCTCCAGTCTGGAGTTCGAAGTACATTTGACCGGCTGGATAGTCGACCGGTTGCTTGTTCTCGTCCACCAGCTCGAAATTCCAGGCGAAATCCCTGCCCTTCCAAAGGACTAGCGTGCTGCCTTCTGGCCGTAGCCCGATATCGGACATGGATCTCCTTGAAAGTTGTTCCGGGGGAGCGGAGCCGGTAACGCCAACAGCGGAGCAGTTGGCTCGGAGGCACCAACTTCGTTGGATGCCGTCGGGGCTCGCGGCGAGAGGAGGCCGAGACTGACGCTCCCCCGGTGGATCATGTGGTTTGTGCGCCGAGCACTTGCTTGAAGTGGTCGGCCATCGTCAGAACCTTGCCGCCTTCAGCGGTAGGGCCAGCGTTTCGTTCGATCTCCATCCGAACGCGACGGCGATCACCTTCGGTGATCAACAGATTCGACATCATCTGGTTTAGAACTTGCAGCTTCATCACACCGATAGGCCGCTTCTCACCGGCCATATCGCCCTTGACATAGACCGCGTTCAGTTCCTCGTTCAACGCACGAAGCATGAGGATCACGGTGAACCAGTCGGAGGGTTCGTAGAATCGCGACTGAGCCGACTGTCGAATCGACTCGTAGAAGGCGACTACGAAAGGGTCTGGGTCTTCGATACCTATCGAAAGGTCTGGTACGGGTACGACTCCGATAGCCGAAACCTTCTCGGTCGGCACGTCCGGTTTGTTTCTACGGACCCTCTCGTCGTCTCGTTTGGGTATAGGACCGCGTGATCCTGCCAAGGTAGCCTCCTGGGCCGTCAGACGGCTCCTGGCCGTCGTTTATCGCTGCCCTGGGTGACGTTCTATGGGACGCTTGCGTAGGGCTCTGAGTTGTCGTTGGCGGTCGTTACCTTCCGCACTCGACTTTCGGGAGTGGCACTTACTGCATGCAGCCCGAAGGTTTCCGTCCGAGTGATCGTCACCACGAACGATGTGGTCGACATCCGAGGCTGTTATGAGGCAGCCGAGGTGTCGGATCTGACAGGTGTAGTTATCCCTGTCGAGGATTCGACGTCTGATCGACTGCCACTCACAGGGCAGCCGAAGGTTCCGATACGAACCGGACCAACCTGACATCCGCCCTCCGAACGTAGTGAGGAGTGAGTGAGGTACGAAGTACCGAACGAACGACGAACGGAGTGAGGACCAGTGTCGACGGAGCCCGAAAGGGGCTCCGGAGACCGACCTTGGACGCATCTCATGCGTCCTTCGGACTCGGGGTCCGCGACCCGGCCTTTAGGGGCCGGTCACGGCCCACCAACCGTAATTCCGTTACGTTAGGTAACTACATTACGTTGGTATACCGTAAGTGAGGTCCGAAAGGACCGAACCGGTCTGCCTAAAGGCAGACTGATCCCCCTCCTTAAAGGTTCCCCCTTACTAAGGTGGACTCTCTTTACCCCTCCCAGGTCTAGTAGGTGCGTAATTTCGGGGACTTACACGCGTCTAAAGTTTCACAGTGACCTATTTCACCACCGTTTTATGGCCGACCTGGCACTTTACATACGACCCGAATGGGTGTTCGACTTCTAAACCCGTACACGATGGCTCCTCCGCATTACCGCCCGATCCTGGGGGCCGGGGGAGGGGTGTATCCCTGGGGTGTCGCCGACGCTCACCGCCGCGTCGGCCATGCCGTGCCCGTGCACGGTGGTGTGCACCGTGCTACCCACCCACGCTTACGTACCCATGCGTGGGGTGCGTGGTGTCCACATTCGTATGCACGCACCCTTGACATACGGCCTGTGTGTAGTAGAGTGGTCGTATGTCAAACACATGGAAGCAACTAGCCCTCGCTACACTCACCGTTGGTGCGTTCTGGGTAGGACTGCCCACTGCAGTAGAAGCAACAGCACACGCAGACCAATTGCCCGTATGCCAATACGAGGACGGCAATACGGACGGGAAACCGTGCAACTGGACCGACCCTGACACAGGCGCGGTGTACTACGTGACATCGGAGAACTACCGATAACCGGCAGCGCCCACCAAGAGCCCCCGCTACGGCGGGGGTTTTCTTTGTGTTGATGACTTGACATACGACCGGCAATGGGTTAGAGTACAGATACAACTTCAGAACGGGCATACAACGTCGAGTAAACCCCTACGCCAGCGGGTGAGCGAGCGCATAGAGCCAAGCAACACGGCTTGACATACGGCCCACAATCTGATAGTTTACAAACACAACTGAATAGCAAGGACCGGCCCCCTAGTGGGATGTCGCAGCCGTCGCAAACGGTGTGGTCCACAACAACCCGGTGAGAATCGGACGCTGCTACAGGCGACGCCAAGCGCACGCAGCACTACATACAGACAGCACGAGAGATCGCCAGCGAGCGTGGTTAGTAGATCGCGATGACCTGGTGTTCACAAGCGAGTAGCGAGAGCTTGTGATGAAACGGCGTGCTAAAGGTTGGCCACCATACGGCTGGTCTGGGTCTCAGACCTAAGAGACAAAACTACAGCCCGCAAGGGCAGTCACGGCAGGTTCGCCCTCTCGATATGACCGTAGAGGTTTGGTTCGACTCCAAACGTGGCACTAGAAGATTTGAGCTACTACCGATAAGGACTAGAGCAATGAACCTCAACGATAAAATGCAATTCGATCACATCGTGAGAGTGTTACCTGGCGGTGCTGTGATTGACTCCCCGCGCAATGACCACTTTGACAGCGTGGAGGAAGTACTTACGCCAGATGGCAGCTCACTGGACCGCATAGAGGGCATTCCCGAGGGGTGGGAGCTGCTACGCGGCTTTAGCGGCCAGTACAACTACCACGGCCCCACATTTCACCAGTCTGAATTTGTCGGTGGCGGACTTGAACGGCACATTCTGGAGACGCCAGGTGACTACGTGTGCTTGGTCGCCAACGGGTACCGAGAGGATGGCTCTCAGCCGGAATTTGAAGACGATGACCGGGGATACGGTTGGTGGATTGCCTACCGTCCATTGGATAAGGACTAGATAGATGACCTATCGAGTATTCAACCGCGCTGGGAACGTCGCGTACGAACCCAAGACTCTAGACGAACTAGAAGGCATTGCCGTAAGACACGACGCACATCTACTGGACAACGGGATGATCGTGGACGACGTGACGGGCCGCGTGATCTTCACTTTCTACGTCGCTTAATCCCCCCACTACATACCAAGGATAGAAACAATGACATTCAAGGTAGGTGACACAGTGTCATCGAAAATAGATGGCGTTGGCAAGGTAGCTAAGATCGAAAATGGGCGTAATCCCTACGTCTACGTTGACTACCCGGACGGCACCGTGTCATATCCAGTGGCGACGGCAGCGCGCAAGCTCACAGCACTAACCCATACCAACTAAGGATAGAAACAATGAGTCGCATAAGCGAAGCAATCCGCAACGCCAACCCGAATGATCATAAAGGCACGCATATTTGCGTAGATGGCAGAAGATATATGGCCGGTGGTACGTGTCTAGTCACGGATACCGCATGGCAGAAGTCAGCCTATGCAGATCAACTAGGGCAGGCTTGGCTTAATGGTGACATGAGCTACAGAGACGCTTGCACCGAACTCGGCGAAGAACCTTACCGTCCCTAACCCACATACCAACTAATACACCTTTTTATTTACCCACGTACTTGACATACGGCCCAAACTGACTTAGGAGAAGACATGAGCGCAATGGCAGAAGTCGACCAGGCCATCAAAGACTTGGGCTGGTCGCTAGACGACATGCGGTCGGAAGACTTGGCCGAGGTGTACGCGATGGGGGAGATCGCCAACAGCCATGAGTACATCCACGACGCGTGCGACCACTTGGCCGACAAAGGGGTTGAGGACCTCGGAAACGGACGGTGGACGTGGACTGCGGACGGTTGGACCGTAGCCCATTTGGTGCACCACAACTTTGACGGTGGTGCTATTGGGTTTCTCGACTTGATGGCTGAGTACGGGCGGTAACGATGTCCACCAACCAGGCCCGCACCGTCTACATAGACGGACGGGTGTACGTGTCACGCGGTAGTTCGTTCGTGCGGGTCCGATGACCATTACCGACGTCTATAGGGTCGGTGGACCGACCTATAACGCATGGGTCAAAGAGTTGGAGAGCGCCGAAAAGGTCATACGGGACCGAGACGCGTTAGTCGTTGACCCCGAATACGGTTGGACAGGTGTTGACCCGTCCAAGCTAGAAGGTTTGAAGGTGTGCGGAGTCGAGTTCTTGGCCTACTACCAAGATTTGGTCAATACCGGGTATTTCCACGGTTGGATTAAGTGATGAGCACGTTGATACACCTCGTGGTTGCCGGTGTGTTCGGTGTTGTAGCCGTGGCTGTCGCCACTAGAGGTTTGACGAGATACGAACGCAGACACCCGGTTAAGGGTGAGTAGTGGTGAAGCTATGAGCAGTAAAACGACGTATAGACAATGGTTAATCTGGAAAACCCAAGACGCTATCTGGTGTGTGTGCGAGTACTCGTACACTTCGGGTTATGGCTTCTACGAAACTCGGGGCGAGTTCCCCTCTGGTGCTGAGGCTATAGCAGCATTCGCAAGGGGTGGGCGATGAGAAGCGAGTACAGCGTATGGGGAAGATCCGGGGAGTACCTGGAACTACTGAGTGAACCAACGGAAGTTGTTCAGGTAGCCAGGGCTGACGCACGACGAATCCATAAGCGGTGGCCCGATGTGGAGCTAATAATCCGCATCCGTCCGATAGGTGAATGGGTGAATCATGGCGCATTCGCGGCAGGTGGAAGATGAGCGACCGAGCGATAACTCTAGAACAAGCACGAGCGGCTGGACCGTTCGAACTATGCGAAGACCTGCAACGGAATTGCCCTGCAAGCGATGACGGGTTCTGCTCTGGCGGGTATGTAGTCGATGGTGATGACTGGCTCCGCTGCCACGGGGGTGGAAGATGAGCGAGACCCGTGGTTTAGCCGACTGGCGGTACAATCGAGATCCCGGCTGGTTCAACGACGTTGGATATGCGCTACAGGACGAACTGGGGCGCCACATCTACATCTATGACGGACACCCCACGCCCGGTAAGCCGGGATGGCACCACTGCACCTGTGGCTGGGAAGGCTACTGGAGCGGCTTCCATCCCCATGTCACTGATCATCTGAGAGCGGTAGTCCTATGAGTGACAACCCACACGAAGAGTTTTCGCCGGAATGGCTGCTCTGGGAAATCTTCTCGGGAGGTGAGACGACCAATGAGTGAAGTAACGGACCGGATAGACAAGATCGACCAAATGTTGTTCGACGCAGGCGTAATGGTGCTTTCGGCGAAGACTGGGGTGCAGCGTAAGGAAGCTGACCGCAAGACCATGGACGCCCGTGTAGAGCTGAACAAACTGCGATCGAGGTTCAAATGACTGACCCTGCAATCGAAGCCGCACAACGGGCGTGGGGAGACAGCTCGACGTTCGCCCCACTGCTCGACGCCGATCAGGACAACATGGTCTCCGCCGCCCGTGAGATGGCTAAGTCAGTACAGGAACTACATCGCCGAGTGGGCGGCCTGAAAGCGACCGTTTGTGAGGCGTGCCAAGTCTATTGGCCTTGCGCCACAGCATTGTTGGTGTATTCGAGTGAGGAGCTAGAGCGATGAGTGACGAACCTTCGGACGCACAGAAGCCGCGTAAGCAAGGTGGGCGGTGTGATCCCGGATGCGTATGCGGGCGCCACAAGCAACACCGCTGGCCCGAGCGTACTGCCGAGGAAAGATTCTGGGAAAAGGTACAGAAGACGGATGGTTGCTGGCTATGGACTGGATATTTAGTCAAGGGCTACGGCTCTCTGAAGATCGGGTCTAAGAATACCCTGGCGCACCGATACTCCTTTGAATTAGCTAATGGCCCGATCCCTCCCCGCATGAGCCTTGATCATAATTTCGACTGCCCGAAGAATTGCGTGAACCCGGATCATCTACGAATCGCTACCGCGAAACAGAATCAGGAGAATCGCGGAGCCAGCGTGACTTCCCAGACCGGATTCAGGGGAGTGTACAAGCGCCCAGGCGGGAAATATCAGGCATATGTAACCCATAAATACAAGAGGCTTAGCCTCGGTACCTACAACTCGGCCGAAGAGGCTAACCGGGTAGTCATCGCAAAGAGGCTTGAGCTGTACTCGCACAATCAAGAGGATCGGAGCAGGCATGCCGGATAAGGATGAGATCCAGCTCATAGCGGAAGTGATCGCCACGCACCGCGCCTTATTTGACGGCGAGGCTTGCGACGCCTGCGACTGGAAATTCACCAATGAGTATTACGGGCACGACCAACACGTTGCAGTCGAGGTGGATAAAGCCCTTGGAGGACTAGACCGGGCGTGGGCGGCTGTTTGGCCAGATGACTCATACCTAACCCCATGGCACGAGAAGTGGAACTTCCACCCTAACAAGAGCGCTCGCGAATTAGCCGAAGCTGACGTAGCGGAACGAGAAGACACCACTCTAAAGTCGCGCTGGTCGTCTGGCTGGACGGTGACCGAATGAGCCCAGCGAAAAGGTTTGAGCACAACCCTAACCACCCACGATAAAAGGCATGAGCTGTCGCTCATGTCGACACCACAAACCGCCCGCGAGACAGACCTACGGTCTGCTCTTAAGGGCATCGAGAGCGGTCTACGACCGTCTCTACGCCCCCGATGGTCGTCCGTAACGGTGAAGAACCGCCAATGCGCTTTCAGCGCAACGGATGGCGCACTCGGTTTGCGCCGGGGGCACCAGCTAGCCAGCGGAGCTGGCGACGCCCAGCCGTAATCGTATATGTACGGCCAAAAGACAGATTTGACAACTACATAAGGAGTAGATATGACCGCGTACTACGTCCTACAGATCACCGACCTGTCGGACCCGCACAACCACCGGTATTCCACTGTCCATCCGTCTAATTGGGACGAGGGCGAAGGTTTGGTTGCCGCTCACGCGGCAGACCACGGGTACCAAATAGAAGTAGCTATACGTTTCGAGGACTACACGAAATGGACGATGCGTAAACCCGATGGTGAGTGGGTAGCGTGGGCCGAATTGGAGCGGGTGTTCTTGTGACGTTCATCGTGTACGTGTGCCTGATCTTCCCGGTAATCCTCACTATCACAGCGTATTTGGAGGCTTGAGATGCCGGACAACACAATAGAATTAGACCAAGACCGAGCCCTGGAGCTGGTGGAATTTCTGTACAGTCTGTGCGACAAAGACGCGGACCCGTTGGCCGACCACATCCTAGAGTTGTTGGAGCGGATAGAGTTTGGCCCTCGCTACAAACGGGTAAAAGGTGGTTGGGTTCAGCAATGAATCTAATCACCGCTACCACAATAGGTTTGGTCTTGGCTCTAGCGCCGGTCGCCTCACCTATAGCGGCGCACGCTATACCCCTAACGTGTGAACACCGGGGTACCGCACACGTTGAAAGACACGGCGGTATAGACAACGACAACGCGTACCACGTGTCTCGGGGTGAGCTACCCAACTGCGATAAGAGCGATGCAGATCCTCATCCGGTGGTGACCCCTACGGCCCCAACGACATACGTCCCGGTACCGGTTCAGACCGAAGAAGACGAGGACGACGATGACCATCATCATTGGCACAGAAAGAACAAGTGGTGGAGAGATGACTGACGCGGTTGTATATCGATGCGTGTGTATCGGCAAGTGCCACGGTATCGATGAGTGGCCTCCGGGGTGTAAGCATTCTGGGGCCAAACGTGATTCGGAGGACGGGGAATGACCAAGGATCTTGTTGGGACCGTCTGGGATAGCAAGGACGGTAAGCGCACCATTGTCATAGCCGGATACAACGGCAGCATGTACTACAGCTACACCGACCTAGATGGCAAGCGCCGTAGGTACATACAGTCATCGGGACTATTCCGCAAGTACGTCCTAGTGCCTTTAGGCAACAACCATTAGTCACTAGTCAAACAAAGAGGTTTGATATGTCTATTACGACCCCCGTGGAATACGAAGACTTGATGCTCCCCGAAGCCATCAAATTGGAGACGCGGATTTACGACGATCTGGAAGACTTGGACGGGGACCAATCACCGATCGCCGTCAACAACCGATACTTCTTGCAAACGGTGTTGACACAGGTTCAGGAGCGAATTGGGCATCTTACAACACTTCTCACTTTCTAGATAGGGCACAACTACTCTATCTAGTTGATGAATCTATAAGAACCCGGACATACGTACTGTTCAAGGGCGTCTTTGGCTCACCGACGTATGTAAGATAACGACTTGGTAACGAGTGACATACGCGTCAAATCTTTGTAAACACTTGTTGTAATCTGTGTCACAGGACGGGGACTCCTGGTACGTCACAGCCCGACGAAAGGGGCCAGCCTTGCTATGCATTGACTTGACAGGTAGCCTTGAATCATTTGACAGGCAACCAGGTAGGAGGAGCAGGTGGACCGAACTATTACACCCCAGTTGACTAAACCGATAATAGAACAACTGATGAACCAGGGTATGAACTTCACGGAGATCGGTAACGAGTGGGGTATGACCCGATCTGGGGTTTCGTGGATCTACAACAACTACGGGGGTAAAACCCTACGTAAGATGATCAAGGAAGTCATACCTTTCAAGGTACCCAATAAATTCAACCGGGCTTACGCGTTGCAACGTTTGCGTGAGCACGCCGAGTACATCATCGTCGGTAACGTAGACAGGTACACCGACAAGCGCAGGAACAAACTGCGGTCGTTCCACAAGAAGATGGTAGACGAAGTGGTGGAGTACAACCCGGAGACAGGGTTTACCTATCGGACTAGAGAGCCACGTGACAACGGTCTAATGATTCGCGTGAACGAACACACCAACATAACTGAATACGGAGAAGAGCTATGGAAACTACCCACACGCGAACTTTAGAAAGCTGGTCCCGTCGTGCTGCAAGCCGCCCCGCATACTCAGACCCTCCAGATTGATGCTCTGCCTTGGCTTATCGCTAACACCATAAAAATACACGGCAATCCGTGCCTTATAGTGCATCGTAGTAACAAGTTGTCGGATGATGACGCACTCTATCAACCTGTTGTCGAGTTCCTTGCGTCACATCCACATACGGTCCAGTGCGGCCCGGATGAACGGTTTGACTTCAACTTCAAAGGCGGTATGGGGACTGTGACGACGTACAGACTGGCGGTGCCGTAGTGAAACTCAGTGTCTCCCAGTACAAACAGTACGAGCGGTGTCCTATGGCGTGGTACCTATCTCGGGTTGAGAAGGCGTGGCAGCGACCCGCCGCGTGGTTACCGCAGGGGTCGGCGGTGCACGAAGCGGGGGAGGCGTGGGAGCGATCCGGTCGGACGATGACCCTGGAAGAGATGCAACAGGTCTACACCGAGTCGTACGACAACCACGTCAATTCGTACTGTGACGTAACACCGAACTTGGAGTGGTGGTTCTGGTCCGGGCCGTATAACGGCGAAGCCGACATCAATCGACGGTACGACCTCGGACTACAGCAGTGTGGCCGGATGTTGGACTGGTACGGGAAGCACCCGGAGGATGTTGTTTGGCTGGACCCAGATGGAACACCCGGTATCGAGCTGGGGTTCGACATCGACCTGGACGGTATCGAGATCCGGGGATTTATAGACCTGGTGTTGTACAACGGCTGCGGCGAAGAAATGCACGTGAGGGACAACAAGACTGGTAACAAACCAGGGGACGATTTCCAGCTCGGGGTCTACAAGGTAGCTCTAGAAGAGACGTACGGAGGTTACTGCCCTACCGGTGATTACTGGATGGGCAGGACTGGAAAGCCAACCCCTGTAATGGATCTGACAGACTGGACCCGAGAGACGGTGCGGGACAAGTTCGTAGAGCTACAAGACAACATCAACGCGGGGAACTCCCCGCCCAACCCAGAACCCGATCGCTGTCGGTTCTGCGATGTTTCGTACTCATGCCAATACAGTCAGGCTTAGTGCTTGACATACGACCAGGAGGTTCGATGGGTGGCCCAATAAAGATCGGCCCCCGGTCAGTGACTCGGGACGGTAAAGAGTACCCGTTAGAGCCGTGGCAGATGGCTAAAGTCACACGGGCGTATGAAGAGTTGACTGAAGACGGCTGGCCCCCGACGGAGGCCAAAATGTCTGACTTCAATAGATTCGTGACGTTGATGACTCGGTTGGACTACACCTGGCGGCTACTAGATCGGGTGATCGCTACAGACGTCCACCCCACGATAGACGGTGAAGACTGCTACGTCTTTATAAAAAAGGGTGGGGATCGGCCTACAGATCGGTGGTCGATTACGTACAAAAGGGTTTCCGCCTTCTGGGGTTAGAGAGGATATATTATGAAGACCCTACTTGCGGCTGTAATCGCTGTGCTGTCATCGGGTTTCGCCGTACCGTCAGCCGCTGACCCATACCACGATCCGTACCACCCCGACTACATCCGGGGCTGGTGCCCCGGTGGTGGTACCAACGAGGGTGTAGGTGTGTCGTCTTCCAACCTGACAGGTTGGTGTAACGGCGTTCAGTACCCGGACGGGACGTTCTGGCACCAGACGGCGTACACGTCGTTCGGACGGTTCCGTATCGACACCGCGTGCAAGACGCGGAACGGGATTCTGTTGTCACCCGCGCCATCTGGCGGATGCGGAGGTGAGTGGTGAGTAAATACAAGCTGCACTATTCTGATATCGAATACGGTGCGAAGTTCCAAGACAGTCGTGGTTATGTCTACATCAAGACCCAGATGGGTCCAGCGTGTGTACACGAACCGGGGGACGTCCGAACGGACTGTGACGCTCCTTGGGAGCACGGACCGTTCCGCCGATGCTGACACTTAGACAGGCGTTGTATCAGAAGAACGACTCGGGTGTACCGCTGCCAACTGTGTGGACGTCGTTGGAGCGTAACGGTATCAAGTTCATGCGGGGACAACTGGTGTTGGTATGTGCCGCACCGGGTATCGGTAAGTCGGCGTTCGTACTCACTCAAGCGCTCAAGTCGGGTGTACCCACGTTCTATTTCTCGGCTGACTCCGACGAGTTCATACAGACCACTCGGTCTATGTCGATCCTGCAAGGCTGGACGATGGACAAGTCCATATACGTCTACGAGAAGAACAAGGACGAGGGTGCCCCAGTGGTGTCTAACACCGAAGTTCAGTTTGACTTCAATCCGAGTCCAACACTGGACGAGATCGAATCGGCCATAGCGTCGACGTTGGAGACCATGGACGACTTTCCGCACATGATCGTGGTAGACAACATCACAGACGTCTTGTCGGGATTCGCGGGTAACGAAGATGACCCGTTCGCCGGTTTGGAACCCCTGATGGGGTACCTACACGGTATGGCCCGCAAGACGGGTGCCTGTGTGGTGGGTCTGCACCACGTGACGGGCGAGTACAACGACGGAACCAAGCCAATTCCGTTGAAAGGGGTCAAGAACCAGATCGGACGTGTTCCCGAGATGATCTTGACGTTGCACCGGATTCCGTCTGACCACGGCCCGGACACGTTGAACGTCTCGGCGGTGAAGAACCGATCTGGCCGGGGTTTCCCGTCGGGTCGTTCGTACGTCAGCCTTCAGTTCGACGGAAAAACTATGGATATCAAGGATTTTCAGTAGGTGTCGTGCTAGCCATCAAAGATGGAGGCGCTAGGCGCGAGCTTTCGCTCGTGCCGTACTTGACATACGACCCAATAGTGAGAGGAGCCGCCGATGTGCGGACAGTGTGACGCATCGGATGACCTGATGGAGCCGTACGACGAATGGCAGCTAAAAGGTCTAGTCGACGCGTACGAGAAGGTGGAGACGGCCCCGGTAGATTACGAAACCGCCAAGCGGCTGTTAGGCCACGCGCGGGAACTGCGTTCCTGGTTCAACGCCGAAAGCTACTGGCGTAACAATATCTTCCGCTGGCTTGAAGCTGAGAAACAGTGGCAGATACACCAGGATCTTATCAATAACGATCCGGTGTACAAGGCGGCAGAACGCGGCTGGCTAGCTATGCGTGAGTTGTGCCCGCGTTTGGATGGGGTCGACACCTTCGCTCAAATGGGGACCCTACTTACGAATCGATACGCCGTATTCGCCAAAGCCGTTCTAGACCAACAGGAGAACTAACCATGACCACCACTATTACCCCGATGGCACTCGCTAAGCCCAGCTTGATCCGACAGCAGATCGGGTTCGGTCTGATCGACCGTGTGCCTACGACTTGGACCCACAAGCGGGTCGACCCGGAGAGCCCGGACCCGAAGCGTCCGTTGATCATCGAGACCAAGAAGACCGGTTGGGCGTACAAAAACCCGCTGGCGGGCAACGTGTCTCAGCTGAACGTGGACCGATTTATCGAGCGGGTGGGGTGATGACAGCAGCCCATAGATTCAACAACGAACTTAGGTATAGAGACAACACCCACCCAAACCAACGACAGCTTACGCCCCACTACGTCCTAGACCCTGTACGGGAAGCGTTGGGCGGTATTAACTTAGACCCATGTACCGAACCGGACAACCCGACTAGGGCCACCCACTATTTCACCGCCCAAGACGACGGCCTTGTCCAGGGTTGGTTTGGGTCGGTGTATTGCAACCCCCCGTATGGAAAAGCCCGCGAGAGCTGGGTTTACAAATGTATCGAACATGCGGAAGCAGGGCATCCCGTTGTACTGCTTGTGCCGTCTCACACGGATACACGGATAGTTCAGACGTGTTTCAGAACGGCTGGACAAGCCGTATTCATAAAAGGACGAGTTAAGTTTGGAGTTCTACGGGCGAATCGTCGTCAGGAAGCCGCTAGTCATCCGTCTGTTCTCTTCGGCTGGAACGTGTCTCTAAGACCGCATTGTGACGGCATTGGATTTGTGGTGGACCTATGAACCTGTCTATCGATGTGTTCGGCGTCCGTTTTGTTGATCTGACGCTAGCCGTCGAAGACGGCTACGCTACCGGCGCAGCGCGTTTCGCGCGTGCGCTACTTGACATACGGCCTACTGAGACGGTGGAAGTGGACCGTATCACCCGCAGGGGCGTTCGTGCGCTGTCCCGTTGGTGGACGGAAAGGATGTTTTGATGCCTGACTATTTTTACTGGATAGCGTTGGCCTGGTCTGGGGGGTTCGTCGTTGGCGGAACGGTTCGGGGGTGGATCGACCGTGGGTAGCAAGCTGGAGCCAACTGAAGCGCAGCGGAAAGCGATGGCTGAAGTAGGCGCAAGCGGCCCAACCGCAGGCTGGAGTGATCGTGTCAACGATTGGTTTCCCGTAGTTCATCGCATGATCGCTGCCGCTAACAGCATCCCCGAGGGTGCACCTGTTGACACCATCGCACTACACCCAAGTGGGAAGTGGATCGCCCACCGAGATACGCCTGATACGTGGGAATACATACCTTTTCGCGGTGCGGTGTTGCTTGAACATGGTGACGACGCCGACTCTTGGCCTGTCATCTACGACCCGACAGGGAAAACGATTGATGAGCTACAGGCGGAGGTTGATCGGCTAGATAGGGCCGAGGACCGAGCGCTCACGGAGCGAGACGAGTTGCAGGAGACCGTAAACCGCATCCTGTACACCTGCTCATCGGAAGATGAGATCGGGGAGTGGTCCAGCGCAAACGATCCTGTCGAGCGATTCATTGAACAGTTCAAGCCGGTCAAGCGAATTGACCCAACAGCACAACAGGAACCTACTCGCGAGCCATTCAAATGCCCTTGCTGCAAGCTAGTGTTCGGGGCTGGTACTGACCGTATTGAGGTATGTGACCTATGCGTGGCATCCCACCCGATTACCACCCGTGATGCATCACAGACACAGCAGGAACCGGGCGAAATCGACTGCCGGAACTGCGATGGCCGCAAGTGTATGGGTTGCGTGTTCCGAGAACATCCCCACGATTGTGCTGATGACTGCCCGGAGTGCTGCGAGCCTCGTACACCCCGTGTCGTTGACCGTCTAGGGGTAGACGAGCGGGGATCGCGCTGGCGTGGTAGGGGTGGTACGGAGTACTGGTTCAATGGTCATCGGTGGTGCGACGATGCGTCCCCAGACGGGGAGTTTGAGTACCCGGAAGGGTATGAACCTAACATGGCATACCCATACACCGAGGTGTTGCCAGATGTGGGTTGACATCGGTTTAGCCGCAACGGTTGCCGGTGGATACCTACTAGCGGTGCTGGTGATCTGCGGGTACGGGTGTTAGTACAGGTTCTCGGTATAGACGGTGAAGAACTAGCCCGGTTTTACACAGAGGATTGGTACATCCGTATTTACCATGACCGGGGCGAGGGGTTACAACCCACCGCCGCCGTAAAGTTGAAGTCCGGCCCTAATGGCTAAACCCCGAATCTGTGTGGACTGCCGGTCGGAAGGCATCACGACTAAACGACCGGCACCCAATCCGGGGCCGCGTTGTGCTACGCACCACCGGACTAGGCGGGCCAAGACCCGTTCTGCCGCTTGGGAATCCCGGTTGATGAAGACGTACGGGATTACGGCAGAGCAGTATTGGGCGATATACGAATACCAAGGCGGGTGTTGTTGGATCTGTCGTCGCGCCAAGGGAACCGGTAGTAAACGGCTCTCAGTTGATCACGATCACAAGACGGGGTACGTCAGGGGCCTCTTGTGTAGCCCGTGCAATCGGGGCGTTCTGGGTCATTTGAGGGACGACCGTAGGGCGTTGTTCCACGGTATTCAGTACTTGAACGACCCCCCGGCGTTCGACGTGATCGGCAAGGTAGTCGCACCTATCGAGTCAGGCCAAGGACTTGACATACGACCAGAAACGAAAGAAGGAACATGACAACGTATCCATTATGGGCTGACATCCCCCCCGGTGTCACGGTTTACGTCCCTAACCACGAACTACTAGCGATCAAGCTGGAAAACGCCACGCTGGTGTCCATTACCGAAAACAAGGGGCGAGCGGGGTGGATACAGACCACCGGTCGCCTCAAGGGTCCGTTCGAGGATGTGTACGGAGGACTGGTGTCCCTGGAGGAGTGCATCGTTCCGAAACCCGCTCCGAGGCAGTGGCAGTCACTACAGGACGTGCCAAAGGGCGTTCAGGTTAGAGACATCGATGGTGATCGCTGGAAGCGCAAGAAGGGCGCTTGGCACTACAAAGAGGTCGACACCTGGTACTCACGCGACACGATCTGCCGCGCAGACGACTACAGACCATTCACGGAGATCGTGAAGTGAATGTCTCTGATAACCGCCGTCATCCACCGGTACCACCCGGAATGGGTGCCACCGCCTGATAAGTCGCTTTGGTGCCGTTGTTCGTGCCCGTTTCACGGGGACGAAACACCCTCTGCCGCAGTCAACTACCGCGCAAACGCCTACAACTGTATGGCTTGTGGGGTCAAGGGTGATGCGGTGGCACTTATCAAGAAGCAGGAAGGAGTGACCCATCGAGAGGCAGTCACGATCGCACAGACTCTTCTTGAAGGAGGCGACGGAAAAGTACCACCGGTCGTTCAAAGACAGCAAGGCCGAAGAGTATTTGGCGAGTCGGGGTCTAACAGTACCGGCGATAGTGGACGAACCGGAAGACAAAGCGTACTTCCGAATCGGGTACGTAGACGACCCTTTACCGGGGCATGAAATGTACCGGGGGATGCTAGCCCTACCGTACTTGCGTAAATCGTACGAGTTCGGTTGGGGCGTAGCGTCTATCCGGTTCCGGTGTATCGAAGAACACGAACACCACGGTCACGGTAAGTACATGACGGTCGCGGGCGACCGGCCACGGCTGTACAACACGCTGTCGTTGTGGAAACCGGTAGACACCGTGGCGATCACCGAAGGTGAACTCGACGCTATCGCTGCTGAGTCGTGTGGTACCAGAGCGGTCGGGGTTCCGGGTGCTACTTCGTGGCAACGGTATTTTCGTGAACCGTTCCTCGGGTATCAGACGGTGTACATCCTCGCGGACGGGGACGAAGCCGGGATGCAGTTCGCCAACACCGTGGCGTCGGATCTACCGAACGCACGGATTGTGCCGATGCCGAAAGGCTCGGACGTTAACGACTTCGTTCTGAGGGAGGGACGAGAAGCATTGAAAGACAGGTTGAAATGATGGACTACGACTTAGGGTTGGAGGTACCCCCGAAGAGTCGGGAGAACACGTACCGACAAGAAGCGCTGGAGCAGTGGTTATCGGGCCTGCGCGATAACGTAGTTTTTTGGGGTGCTCGTAGCCGGAAGTTCTTGCGGATGGAACCTATCGACGGAAACTTCGTGGTCGGATGATAGAAGTATTCGGTAAGCCGGATTGCCCCGGCTGCGAACAGGTTAAGAAGCTGTTGGACCGTGAGGGTGCGGTGTACGAGTACTACGACGTAACCGCCGACCCGTGGGCGATGGATGTTCTGAAAGAACATGGCGTCAAACAGGTCCCGTTGGTGTTGTCGTGGACTCATCAACCGATCGTCGGGTTCAAGCCCGACGTGATCAAACAAGTAGTGCGGGCTTACGAGCAATCCGCACCTTCGGGCGTACCGCCCTTGACATACGACCAGGAGGGTCGGTGACAGAGAGCATTTTGCAAGAAGCAGAACGGATCATCAACGGGGACAGGGCCGAACAGTACGGCGATGCTGCCGAGTCGTTCGCGGACATCGCAAAGCGATGGACTATCGAGCTGGACGACCGTCTGTCGGCACCGGTAACGGCGTTGGACGTGGCACGGATGATGACCCAGCTCAAGATGTCTCGGTCACGGCGTTCGTACCACCGGGATTCGTACGTCGACGGTGCCGGGTATCTGGGTCTCGCGGAGAAGTTGGTCACGAAACCTACGGTGCAGCTTACCGAGTCCGAGTGGGACTACGTTCGTGTTATGACGGGCCACCCGCGACAGTGGAAGTCGCTTACCGAAGTCCCGGACGGGGTGAGGGTGCGGGGTAAGAACGATGACCCAGATGGTGAACCGTGGTACCCCGATGACACCACGTTGTATGACAAGTACGGGCCGTTCACGGAGGTGCTCGATGGCTAAGCGCATATGCCTGGTATCGGACATCCAATGGCCGTATCACGACCGTAAGGCCGTCAAAGCGGTCATCCAGTACATCCACGACACACAACCCGAAGAGGTTGTGTTGATAGGTGATTGCCTGGATTTCCCGCAACCGGCCCGGTGGTCCAAGGACACCCGATCGGAGTTCGAAGGGTCGATCTACAACGACGTCAAGGGATTCCAGGAGAAGGTGTTGGCCGTCCTGCGTGACGGGTACGACGGCCCTATCGGGATGCACGAAGGAAACCACGACCTGCGTCCCAGGGCGTACCTGGAGAAGTACTCCCCGGCGCTGGCGGGTACGAACGCGTTCAACATCGAAGTCCTATGTGACTTCGAGCAGTTCGACATCACGTTGTTGCCGACGTTCTACGACATCGCTCCGGGTTGGGTCTCTACCCACGGTCACTTGGGCGGTATCTCGCTGAACCGTATCGCCGGTAATACGGCGATGGGTGCGGCCCGGAAGTTCAACAAGTCGGTCGTGATGGGACATACCCACCGTCTCGGGATCATCTCGGAGACGCGTGGTTACGGCGGCAAGGTCACGTCTCAGCTGACCGGTATGGAGGTAGGAAACCTGATGGACATGACGTTGGCTCACTACCTAAAGGGCGGGACGGCCAACTGGCAGCAGGGATTTGGACTTCTCACGGTCGATGGACAGCACGTGAAGCCGGAGATCGTTGAAATCAAAAAGGGTCGATTCTCGGTCGACGGGGAGGTTTGGGAGGTCTGACACTTGACATACCACCAGTTAGTAGACCTGATGCCTGTCATCAAGCGAGCGGCGAAATCCGTTGCGTTCCAATGGCCGGGTGTTATCGAGGCGGATGACGTGGAGCAGGGCATCCACCTGCGGCTGCTGGAGTCTCCGGGGTCCGTTTCGAAGATCTACGAGATGGAAGACCGGGCACAGTACCGGGCCATCGTCGGTATTGGGCATCAGATCGCTAGCCAAGAGCGCGATGATCTGGACCAGTTCTCGGGGAACTTTCGATACTCGGTAAACGATGTTAAGGCCCTGCTATCCAAAGGGGTTCTAACCGAGCGGCTGGACGGGTTCCACGCCGATCAGTTTGATCTTGAGCGAGGTTTGGAGTTGATACCCGAGCAGTACTACGAGGCTATCTACCGCCGATACGGGGATCACGAACCCACTGCGGGTAATCGCACGTACGAGAGTGCTCTGTCACGGGGTTTGACTTCTTTGACAACAGAGATGAACCGGAGCTTCAAGCGGAGGTACGCCGAACGCGACGACGGTCCGGGGACGCGACACGCTGCGACAAACGCGGCGGCTCGCGCACTTAGCTCAAGTCAGTACGACGGAAAGTTCGATTTTGAAGGGTACAACAGCCCAACCCGTGTGTCCGAAGGAAGGATTTGATGGAAAACATCTTTGACGGCTCGTTCAACGGGGCTGCCCGATCGGAAATGTATAGGGCGCAGGTTGTTCCTGACCTGTTCCCCCATGAAAGACCAATGCGTATTGAGAATTGGTCTTCACTTGATCGCGAGATGTATTGCGGAGGTGTGTACACACCCGATTACGGAATGGCGTAGTGGCCGACTCATACGCCAGACATCGGAGAAGGCAGTTCGACACGATATACCCCGCCATCGAGGCCATTAAGTCGTCCGGATGTGTCGACTGTGGATACAACGAGAGCCATTGGGCTCTAGATTTCGACCATATCAACCCGGACACAAAGCATTCCGTTCCAGGGTGGGTTGGGGATCGAAGCAAGATCAAGTCTCACACCAAGCTGGCGCTATTCCTCGACCACGTATCTAAGTGCTGTGAGGTCAGGTGTGCGAATTGCCACAGAATACGAACGCGACGACAGGTGATTGAAGGTGTTTTCAACACGAAAGGAGCTGTGTGACAGGCGGAATCAATTGGGGTCCAACCGGAGAGATTGTCTATGGCAGGACGTACAGCCGCACAAAACCCAACGGTGAAAAGGAACGGTGGCCGGAAACCGTTGAACGCGTAGTCGACGGAAACCTAGCCCTTGTCGATGAGCGGTACCAGCTGGAGAACGAACGCGAAGACCTAATCCGACTGATGACGGACTTCAAGATCCTACCCGCTGGCCGTCATCTGTGGGCATCGGGTGTAAAGAACGCACAGCATCTTTTCAACTGCTGGGTATCGGGTTGGACCGACAAGCCTTCGGATCACTTCGAGTTTACGTTCCTCCGCCTAATGGAAGGCGGGGGAGTAGGGGCTAACTACTCCAACCGGTTCCTACAGCACTTCCCGTTGATTCAACACTTCCTACAGGTAGAAATCGTCTGCGACCCAGAGCATCCCGATTACGAAACACTCAAGGCCGAAGGCGTGTTGTCCACGCTGTACGACTACGAGTGGGAGGGGGCGTACCCGATTGAGGACTCTCGGGAGGGTTGGGCGGCTGCGCTGGTCGACCTGATCGACACCCACTACCGGGAAGACACCGTCCACTTCAACCGGGTCTACGACGTGTCGCGGATACGACACGCAGGCGCTCGTTTGAAGACGTTCGGGGGTCGTGCTTCGGGTCCACTTCCGTTGGCCCACATGCTGATCGAAGTGTCGAAGATCCTGAGCGACAAACACGGTCACCGGCTGGACGGTATGTCGGCGATGGAGATGGACCACGAGATAGCCAAGTGTGTGGTGGCTGGCGGTGTTCGCCGGTCAGCTCGTATGGCGATGATGCATTGGGCTGATGAGCAGATTACCGAGTTCGTCAACTGCAAGAACGAATCGGGGAAACACTGGACTACGAACATCTCCGTGGAGGTAGACGAAGACTTCTGGCGATATCAGAACCCCGAAGAGGGCGTTCCTGGTGATGTATCCATGCTGAAGATGTTGACAGCTAGGAACGTCCTATACACGCTCTCCCAAGGTGCTGTACGCAACGGTGAGCCGGGTATGTGGGACTCGTCGTTGTCCAACGTCGGGGAGCCCAATCAGGTCGTATGTACCAATCCATGTGGCGAAATCACGTTGGAGCCATGGGAGCCGTGCAACCTCGGACACGTCAACCTGGCAGCGTTCGTACGCGAGGACGGGTCTATGGCATTAAACGAGATGATGAAAGCCCACAAGCTCATCACTCGGTTCTTGATTAGGGCGACCTTCGCAGAAGTGGGGGATTCAAAGAGTCGGGAGGTGCTGGACCGCAACCGTCGTATCGGGGTGGGGCACTTCGGCGCGGCTTCGTTCCTGGCGATGACTGGCACTCTCTACTCAGAGGCACCGCTTAGGAACTCCAATTTCGGAAGCACGCTTCGGTTGTTGTCGTCGGTAGTGGACAAGGCAGCGGTGGACTTCTGTCACCAGCTCCGTATCCCGGTGCCGGTGAAGAAACGGACGGTAGCCCCTACGGGGACCATCGCCAAGATGCCCGGAGTATCAGAAGGTATACACCCGATCTTCTCCCGGTACTTCAACCGCCGTATCCGGTTCAACACGCGCGGTGACGATCTGGCACAGGTGGATGAACTACGGGAGCAGGGCTTCCACGTCGAGGACGACCTGTACGCCCCGGACACGTTGGTAGTAACCATTCCTACCAAGGACACGCTAGTGGCCGCTGTAGAGGCCATCCACGGCCCGGAACGGGCAGAGGAATTGGTGCAGTCAGCCGACGAGTTGTCGTTGAACGAGCTGCTGGCGTTCCAGGCGATGTACCAGACGTGCTGGGCGGACAACGCGGTGTCGTTCACGGCCAACGTCGACCCGGGTAAATACACGGCGAAAGACGTGTCGGATCAGTTGGTCCGGTTCGCCGGGTTGATTAAAGGTGCGACCGTCTTCCCGGAATCGTCTATGCCACAGAGCCCGTACGAGCGGATAACGAAGGAGGAGTATGAAGCGTCACAAGCCAAATCCGTCAGCGACGGCGTTGACGAAGAGTGCTCCAACGGTTCGTGCCCTATCCGGTAACGGTATGTGGGCAGCGATAGCCGCTGCCGTTCTCTACCACGAGATTAATTGTCGTGAAGGGGAACTCCTGTCGGAAGCCGTGGATCGGGGATTGGCTAAACACCCGGTACCCATCTACGTGCTCGTCCTAGTAACGGCAGCCCACCTACTCAATTGGCTGCCTTCTCAAACCGATCCGTATCACCTGATCGGTGTTTTGTTCAAGAAGTCGAAAGGTAAACATGACTGATATTGATGACGATCCGTTCGCACCCAAGTCCGCTGTAGCCGATAACCCCGTGTCCTCCGACGCAGGGCGACCCCCCGCCGTGGTTAAGACCGCCACCGTAGGGGACGGTGAGGGCAAGATCGTTCTTACCTACAAGGAGGGGGCGGGGTTTGACGCGTCGTGGACGGTAGTCCATGCCAACTCGGTTGAAGACGCTAAGGCGATTCTGAAAGACCCGGAGTTCAAAGAGCTGTTGGATCTATCGAAGATGGCGGCGGCGTACTTTCGGGGCGGTTCGACTCCCGCTGCCGCACCTCCCGCACAGGCTCGGTCCAACGCACCGGCAGCCGCACAGTCGGCACCGGGTGGGGACACCCGCCAGTGTAAGCACGGAGAGATGCAGTACAAGACCGGCTCGAAGAACGGTCGGACTTGGAAGGGCTTCTTCTGCCCGACCCCCAAGGACACACCCGATCAGTGCAGCCCTGAGTTCCTGCGGTAGCCGTGTCCGACTTTGAGGATCTGATGGAGGGGGCGGGGTTTGAACCCCCGCCTCCCCCGGAGGTGTTTGACTTCGAGGTCCACCTAATAGGCGAAGACAATCCGGTTCTAGTACCCAAGAGCCGAGTGACGTTTGACGGAGAAGAACTCGTTCTAACCGGCGACACAGGCAGTTTCACGTCGTTTCGGTGGGAGTTGGTTGAGTACTACACGGGGAAGGCCGTTCGATGACTACGACCGAGTACATCTACATGACTCAAGACGACTACGACGCCCTACACGACGAGGTCGAACGGTTGACCGAAGCCAACAAACGGCTGAAATCCCAGATCCGACAACAACCGTCGAACTCTAAGAAGCTGACCAAGTCCGAGGTCTCGCAGATCCGGGACATGTACCGCAAGGGCTACAAGGTTACCGAGCTGGCGGTCATCTTCGACGTCAACCACTCCACGGTCTCTCGGATCGTCAAACACGTGTATTGGAAAGGCATTTGATGAATATCGAGAAAGAGATTTACAAAGACATACTGGCACACAGTCTGTCTCCGATTGTGGTGTTGGCAGCCCTGAAGGCTACGCAGCACGCCTACGCGCAGATGGGTGCTTACACGGACGAGATCCGAATGTTCGTACAGACCCTAGAAAACACCGCTGTTCGTATGGTCGAACAGTATTCGGGATTGGACGACTGATGGCTCCTACCGCCGTAAGTAAGGGTGTCGTAATAGACCTAGAGGGCGAACTGATGTCCCATCCCAACGGTTCTAAGTGGCTTCGAGTGCTTGTATCCCGTGACACGGCCCGGGATCTGTGGAGTCAACTACTCCACGTAGACGACGAAGAAGATGGGCGGCGATGACCGAAACGGTCCCAATTTTGGTCTGGTACTTGCGGAAGTTCGGTCAGTGGTTGGTGGACAACCATGAACTCGATCTTTACGACGCACATTACGACACCGTTCCCGTAGAAGAGGTCGTGTCTGAGTTCCTGGACGAACACTTCGGGATACTACGTAGCTAGGAGCGACATGGCCGAGGGCACATTGATTTTCGACATCGAGACGCACTCGGCTGAGCTGATGTACTCGATGTCCCCGGAAGAGTTCGTACGGCTGATCGGGTACGCGTGGGGTGACGGCGAGGTTGTTCTGACCACCGACCTGGACGAGATCAAACACCAGATCCTCAAGGCCCGCTGGATAATCGGTCACAACATCCACGCGTTTGATCTCCGGGCGGTGTTCGGTATCAAGTCCGACATCCCGCTAGAACTAGCTCAACAGCGCCGGGTGTATGACACGTGGACCCACGCGGCGTTGGTGAACCCGGCCCCGTACATGTTCGTCAACCGCCACGGCAAGAACGCTCTCGCCAATTCCCCGGACAAGATGAAGCGGTGGTTCAGCCTGGACGAACAGGCACACCAGCTCGGGGTACCGGGGAAGACCCACGACCTGAAGGCGCTAGCCAAAGAGTTCGGGGGGTTCGGTTCTATCCCGGTGGACGACGAACGGTATCGGGAGTACCTGATCGGTGACGTCGTAGCGTCCCGAGTGGTGGCCCAAGAGCTTCTGAAGAAGGGCAAGCTGGACGACTACGCGCTGCGTGAGCAGGAGATAGCGGCAAGAGCTGCCGTCATATCCTCCAACGGTTTACGGGTCGACGTGGAGGCAGCCAAAGCCCGTGTCGAAGAACTCCGGGTTCGCCGTGAGGCGATCTTGTCCGAACTCCAGACCAAGTACGGTATGCCGACCGAGGGTAAGAGCCCGTGGGCTACGACAGCCGGTAAAGAAGCCATCATGGCGGCGTTGGCCGATCACGGGATCACCCCGAAGTCCCGCAAGGACTGGACCAAGACATCAACCGGAAACCTGTCGTTGGGTGGCGAGGTTCTTACCGAGCTGACCAAAGGCACGTCTGCGGAAGATCTCGGAAAAGCGCTGGCGGAACTGAAGGGCCAGCGGTCGTTGGCTCAGCTGGCGTTGGACTCGACTCACCCGGACGGGTTTGTACACCCGGATATCACGATGCTCCAACGGTCGGGGCGGTGGAGTACCACTGAGCCGGGGCTGACGGTCTGGACATCCAGAGGCGAAGGTGCGGTGGAGAAGTCGTACTTCGTACCGGACAACGACGACGAAGTCCTACTTGAGCTGGACTACTCGAACGCGGATGCACGGATCGTCGCTGCCTACTCAGGAGACCGCAAGTACGCGGAGCGGTTCGAGCCGGGAGCGGACGGCCACATGATCAACGCGATAGCTGCATGGGGCCGTGAGGTCGTGGAGTCCGACCCGAAGAAGTACCGGCAGATGGCAAAGCCGTTGGGCCACGGTTGGTCCTACGGAGGTCAGGCTCGGGGGTTGGTTCGGGTTACCGGCCTGCCGTTCATGACCGCCAAGAAGTTCTGTGACGGGATGGACGCGACGTTCGTCGCGTTGGTCGACTGGCAGAACCGGGTCCGCGACGAAGCCCGACGCGGGTACGTGATGAACGAGTGGGGCCGGAAGCTCTGGGTTGAACAGGACCGGATCTTCACACAGGCCCCAGCCCTGAAAGGCCAGAACGGTACTCGGGAGATCGTGTGCGATGCGCTGTTGCGTATGCCGCCGCACGTACTGCGCCGGGTGAAGGCGCAGATTCACGACGCGGTGTTGTTCTCGGTTCCTCGTGAGAACTGGGAAGCGTGCCGAGATTACTTGGTGCGCCTGATGGAAACCGAGTTCCAACCCTCTGTCGGAGGCCAACGAGTCGAGTTCCCGGTATCTGCCGGACCGGCTGGGGCCAACTGGATGGAGGCTTCACATGAGTAGGCGTCACAGTGACGTTTCTAACTTGACATACGACCAGGAGGAAATCCGTGGATTTAACTATTGAGCGCATGCAGCAACTGAACGATCGTATTACCACCCTAGAACTAAATCTATACGATCTGGCTTGCAGCGTAGAACGCATTCTGGACACACTGACGAAGCGATCTTATGGACATCCGTGAATTCCTAGACGAGCTGTACCAACTGTGGGCAAAAACCACCGGGGCAGAAGATCGTTATTGGATGCCCGAACGAAACGAAGACGGTTACACCAACGTCAACTACGTCTTTGATATCTGTGCGATAGACGAAGAGCAGAAGAAGAGATTCGTGGGTGGCTTCCAGAATGAAGTTGATGTGGACTTCATCACCGCTATCCACGGTGCTCTGCCGGATCTGGTTCGTCGTACCCACGAGGCGTTGGACGAGGCCGACCGGTTGGACGAACAGCGGGACGAACAAGAGATCCGTATTGCGGGGTTGGAAGAGACGATTGATGAACTGAACGGTCGGATCAACGAATTGGAACACGACCTGTCGAAGGCATCGAAATGACGTTCCTACTGTCTACCGGGATCGTCTTCTACGCCATCGTGTCCGTTGCGTTCGCGCTATGGCTATTCAACAGGACGTGGGACTCGCTAGCCGATCCGCTTTTCGGACAGATTGTCGATCGAAGCGAGACTCTTGCGGTAGTCGTACTTGTCTTTGGGAGTCCCGCGTTGTTCGTCGTGTTGACCGTCGTTTGGCCCGTGCTGTTGTACCGACAAATCAGGAAGGAGTTGGCGGATGCTGACTGA